GGGTAAACCAGAACGGCGTGACACCAATCTAGGTGTTCCGCGCGCAGGTTACAAGAGCAGTGATTGCGAAAGGAACTGGTCGGGGAGAGAGGATTCGAACCTCCGGCCCCTGCCTCCCGAAGAGAGGGGACGGACTTAAAAGCCGCAGATTTCCGTCCGACAGGTGCGGATGCGTTGAATGTGCGCGAGAACAAGCGCGGAACATCACCCGCCTTTCCGGGCCTTTCACCGGAGCAACACCGGAGCGTCGGCGCTGATGGTTTGCCAGCGCGTCGACCTGCCGGGCGGAGGATCCGCCATCGTCTGCGGACCTCGCCAGCGTAAGCGCAAGTGCGTGAGCTGCGGCCGCCCCGCCGGGCTTCTGTGCGACTGGAAGGTGAAGACCAAGAAGTCGGGCACTTGCGACGCGCCGATCTGCGACCGCTGCACGCACGTTCCTGCCCCCGACAAGGACCTGTGCCCGAGGCACGCGGCGGAATGGAAGGCGAGGGGGCGATGATTTCGCACGGCAAGGGCTTTGTCATCCGCCATCGCTCCGGCCGCTATCTGGATAGCCGCATCCGGTCGGCGGGCTTCAAGGCGGGCGAACCAATTCCGCCACTCGAGATATGTTACCGCCTCACTCCCAACCCGCTAGCCGTGTCATTTTGGGCGTTAACGCGAGCGAGTTTGGAAGGATGGCTCTCTCAACCAGGCTGGCACATGGTCGCGCACCAGTTTGAGGTCGTCCCAGCGCCCGGATGCGGCGTCTGCGGCACGCGGGGCGGCTTCGGCGTCACGATGTACGGCAGCAAGGATTGGTCGCAAATCCGGTGCGAGCGGCACGCTGACCGCAACCCCTGCGCGATAGAGGGATGCAAGCGCACGCGGGAGGCGGGGGACGCAGGACTCGCAACCGATCAATATCTATGCGGCGAGCACTGGCGAAAGTACGTCCCGCCGCGTTCTCGCCTCCGCCGCCTCTATCACGCTCATTTCCGCCGCGGGAAGCGTGAAGGCTGGACGATGAAGCGGCATCGGCAACTTGAGCGGTTCTGGGATTTTGTCGTCAAGGTCGCGCGCAAGCGGCACGAGGGCGGCTTTCTCGACGAGGCCGAGATCAACCGGATCATGGGATGGGATAAATGATGGACGACTCGCCGCCCCGCACGCCACCGATCGAACCGCAGGAATATCTGTCCGGTCCGAAGGTGGTCGACATTGGCGACCTCCGCGTAGCGCGCGGCATGACGCGCCGCCCCTTCACGGCCTGTCGTCATCGCCAAGTCGTTTATGACCCGCGCGAGCGCCGTATCTGGTGCAAGGATTGCGAGACCGACGTGGAAGCATTCGATGCGTTCATGGAAATCGTCGAGCAATTCGACCGGGCGGCGAAGGAGGCCAAGCGCCTGCTCGACGAAGCGAAGGAAGCCCGCGCCTTCTCGCTCATCTCGATCGCGGCGAAGAAAATCGACAAACTGTGGCGCAATCGAAAGCACGTCCCGGCCTGCCCACACTGCGGAAACGGGCTCTGGCCGGAGGATGCTGACCGTATGGGCATGGTGTCGAAGGAATGGGACAGTGCACACCGCGCGCGCCGCAAACGCGAGAAGGGAGGGCGATGACCGATGACGACTGGAACCGGCGCTGCAACAACTGCCTCGAGACCGGCGGCGTCATCCGAATGTGGGGCGCGGTCCATTGGTGCCGCCAGTGCGCGAGCGAAGCCGGGGAGATGGGGCGCCGCGCGATCGTGCGGCATGACTTTCAGGGCGACCCGGAGAAATTCACGCCCGACGTTCTAAAGCGCATCGCGAACGGGCCGATCATGGATTCGAACGCGCTTTACCTTCCGGCTGGGAAGCTATCTAAAGCGGAATCCGACGCTCGCGAGCGGGCGATGCTCAAGGGGGAGTGCGGCTTCAATGTCAGCGATTGCCGCTTTGACGATGAGGATATCAGGGCGGCTATCCCAAAGGCTGCGCGCAAAGCCCTCGCTCACAAAGACGTGAACGCCAACATAGGAGGGACCGATGCATGATGTGCCGACTGAGACAATCGCAGGGCGCCTCACAGAGGCGCAGAGGCGGGCGATCACTCATGTCGGCGCGGGCAACGGCTGGGGAATCTTAGCAGGGGTGCGCTGGGACCGGCGAACGCGCTACCGACTGTTCGACCTCGGCCTTGTCGCGGCGTCGCGTTTAACCGACAAGGGGCGCGCAGTCCTTGCGATCCTGAACGGGGAGTGATGCACCGCTACGCGATATGGCGGCGAGCCGACCGGGAACCCCCTGTCCTAACTCGCCGCGCAATCCCCCCATACAACAATAACCAAATTGAGGACAGTTCCGTTCGCCAGCGCGGTCCCGTTTACATATGATGCTGGCGGCTGGTCGGCTCCTGTCGTGAGAAGCAGGAGCCTCAGGTCGCGGCGATAGCACTCGACTGAGGGTCGCGGCCGCCAGTCATTCTTTCCCGCACAGCCGCCGCCAGACGGCATTATGCTCGATCAAGTCCTTGACCGTCTCGTCGGTGTCGAACTGGTTACCCGGGTCATCCTGCCCGGGCTCGGCGGCTACCGAATATTTGACCTCGCGATCATTCAGGCAGAAATCGCTCGCAATTCGCAGGGTTTCGCGCTGACCGCAGGCACTCGTCATAAGCAGCACGGCTACGCTGATCGCGAACAGCGGCGCGCGTTTCGTTGGCAGTCTGGACATTCTCAAGTGCCTTTCCTTGGGCTTCGACGCGCTCGGCGGTGACGCCCGCCTTCACGCCATCGCTGCGAGCATCGTCGACGGTATCGGTGAACCACCAGACCACGCCGCCGATGATGGCAGCGGCGATCAGCGCGACAATCCCCCACGCCGCGAGCTTGGCGAAGCGTTCGCCGACAATGCGGGTTGCGAGGGGGATGAGGAAGGCGATCATCACTCCCCTCCCTCGGCCTTGCCCTGCCGAGCAAGCCGCGTTCCCGTCGCCAGCCCGAACACGAACACACCGATTCCGATGCTCGCGAGAACGCGCAGGGGGCCATCAGGAAGCACGTCGAGCAATGCTTGGGTCTGGTCGGGGTTGGCGGCGAGATAGCCCGCCACGACACCAGCAAGGGCAGCGAGGCGGACACTGTAGAAACGCCAGGCTGCGCGCCAATTTTCTACTGGTCTCATGATCTTGTGCCCCATTCCACCGTTGAAATGAGAGGGGCAAAATGATAGGAACGGGACGGGAACAGCGTTGGCCCGCTGCCCCGTCCCTGACCACAATGCGATAGGAGCGCACCATGGCTGCAAAACCATTGCCCGACGCGGAGTTTCTCCGCAATATTTTGGACTACAACCCCGAAACCGGAGAATTTACGTGGCGGCGGCGAAATGCCTCCATGTTCAAGACCGGCCGCGCAGCTTCTGTGTGGAACAGGCGCTATCCCGGAACGCCAGCCGGGATGATTTACCCGCGCCACCGCTATCTCGTTATCACTATCAACAACCGACATTATCTTGCGCATCGGCTGGCGTGGAAAATGATGACCGGCAAAGACCCTGAGTTTGTCGATCACATCAATCACGACCGTGGGGACAACAGATTCGAAAATCTGCGTGATGTCGATTTTGCCGGAAACGCCTCCAATCAAAAGAGGCGCGTCAACAACAAGAGTGGCGTGACGGGCGTTTACCGAGAAGGGCAAACGAAGCTTTGGCGCGCGGTGATCCAGTTGAACGGCGCCGACATTAAGCTCGGCAGGTTCAGGTCGTTCAGCGATGCGGTGGCGGCTCGCAAGGCGGCTGAGATTGAGATGGGCTTCCATCCAAACCACGGCTCGGGGTAGCCGCACCGACCACATGCGCCACCATTGGCCCGCGTTGTCGATCAGGTATTTCATGCCAGCCACCCCTTAACCTTCGCCAGATGGGCCTTGCGGTCAGCGAGCCCGTTAGTGCCGCCATTGATGAGCTTCGTAATGCCGAGCACGTTATCGGCGTCGGCGAGCGTGTTGAGGCCGTTCGCCTTCCAATATTCGAGGGCCAGATGCAGACCGATAGAGGGAAGCGCGGCAATCTCGGGGTGGCGCTCGAGGTCGATCCCGATCTTCTTGCCATAGCGGCGATAGTTGGCTCGCCCGGTTATCTGGATCGGCCCTCGGCCCTTGAACAGCTTTCCATCGCCCGGGTTGACGTTGCCGAGGTCTTTTCGGCCCTCGTAAGCCTGCCCGCTCGCGATTTCCTCCATGTATCGGAAAGAGCCGCTTTCATGGATGAGCTGGGCGAGGAAGTGCGCCAGCCGAAGCGGGCTGTCCATCACGCCATATTCGGGGAACCAGCGGGTCGCGGCGATAGCCATTTCCTGCGCGCGATCGATCGTCGCCCCGCATTTGCGAAAGAGCGCCGTATAGGTGGCAGGGCCGGGGATGCCGTCTGCCGTGACGTCGAGCGCCTTTTGGAGCCCTTTGATATTCATCGCCGTTTCTCCAATGCAAGGTCGAGCTTCGTCTCGATGCGGGCTAGCCGGTCATTCACCTGCGTTGCTGTGCGGTCCTGCGCGTCCGCCCGCTGTTCGAGCTTGTCGATGCGGGTATTCGCCGTTGCTACGTCGCTGCGCAGCGAACCAGCTGCGAAGACGATGCCGATGCAGGACAGCCCGAGCCCGGCCCATGCTGGCCAACTGGCGCGCTTCTTCCCCTGCCGCGCCTCCCATATGTCGAACATCTGGTTCGCGATGACGCGGGTCTGCGCGGTGTTGCCGTCATCGGCCATGGTCGCCTCCCTGCTGCATCGGCATCATTATCGGGGATTCCGGGGTCCGCGCCTCCGTCACAGGACGATACCGCGCGCGCGAAGGTCTGCGATCAGCGTCCCGAGCACATCGGCCAATTCGGCCACCGCGTTGGAAACCTGCTGAGCCTCGGTCTGCACATATCCAGCACTAGCCGTCAGTGCGCCCGCGTTTGCGTCAAAGCTCCGATCCGTCGTCACGTTCGTCGCCGTGTAGGTCGCGAGCGGGGCGGCAGGAATGACCTCCTGCGTCACGATCCAGTTGTTCGTCGCTACCTGCCAATAGCAATGCAGGACAAATGGCCCCGCGGTCGATGCGAACACTTCACTTGCCGCACCGTTGATTTTGCCGGTCACGCCACCCACCGTCGCGGCTTGAAGAGTGATGTTGCCAGTCGGGTTCTTGTTCGAGCCTGAACCCAGCAGGACGATGCGGACATAGGTCGCGCCGGTTCCTGCGTTAAGTGCAGTGTCGCCCTCAAGCGTGATCGTCTTGGTGTTGTCTCGGAACACCGCATCATGACTGGCGCACTCACCCAACTTCAGCGTTGCCGCGCTAGCCCCCAAGTTTCCGCCCGGCGTCGGGTATTTCCACTGAGGCACACCGTCATTAGTAAAGAAGATTGGGCCGTAGCTCTTGTATGCCGAAGCTGCCGTGCCGGTTGCTGTTTTTGGCGCGAGCTTGAACCACTTGTCCAGCGGAAGAAGATATTGCCCGGCGAGGAACGCATTGTGCAGGACGTTGGAGGTCTGCACGATATCAAACTCATTGAGCTCGGCGTAATAGCCCATGATCTTCGGCGACCACGAAGAGCTATTCGTGCCGTTGCCGAGCGTCAGGCCGAAGGTGCAGGCCTGAATGATCGCCATGTCCAACAGGCCGGGATAGGGCGACTTGTCGTGCCATCCGATAGCGCATTGCAGGGCGGTAAGATGACCGATACGGGTCACGTTGCTGTTCAAGCTGAAAAGGCCCACAGGCGACCCATAGACGAACCGCATGTCTCCGGACGTGACCGTGTTGGGTACCCACGGATAGACGGTGACGGTCTGCGCATCGCGGTCCACCGCCGTCACGAGATAGGGCTCGTCATTGATGATGACGAAATCTTGCGTATCGGGGTCGAGCGCGTCGGGGATTACCGAGACGCCGCCAAGCACCGAAGTCTGGCCCAGGCTCTGCGACGATCCGCTCTGTGTATTCGACGTGAAAGGTGACGTAATAGTGGTGGCGCCGCTGGTTCCGTAGGTGCCGATGAACTGAGCCCGCATCTTCCCGACCGTGAGGCCGCTGCTGTTCTGCTCGTCATCGTCTCGCGGCGACAGGATGCCCCACTTCTGGAAATAGATCACTTCCAACACGTCGATATGACACCGACCTGCGCCGTGCAGGCGGATGGCCTGTTGCACTGTGCGTGAGGCGATCGACGACGTTCCGGTCCCCTGCAGTTTTATGCGCCCATTGATCGTGAGGAAGTCGATCCCATCGATCACGATCATCTCGTCCATCTCGGCTGTCGCGGTAATCTCAAGATTGCAGCGCAGGGACTTGGTGGCGCCACCCGAGATGGTGACCGGGGCATCGATCTCGTAGACCCCGGTCAACTCGGCTTGCGGGACGTTGTTCGCGCCGATGTAGTCGAAGAACGCTTGTAGTTTCTCGGTGTCGGTGCCCGCGAAATCAGCCGGCGACCATATTTCCGCAAGCTTTCCGCGGACGTTCCGGGTGGCCGCGCCGGTAGCATTTTGGGTAGCATCCACCAGCGCCGCGCCCTTGTCGCTGTCGGTGGAAGCGAGGGCTGCAGTGGTGGGCAACACACGCAGTTCGGTAGCAACAGGCCCGGAGTCGTGGCGATAAACCGTGACGATCCCGCCATCCTCGACCGCGAACGTTTCTCCTTCGCTAGTCGCAGCGAGGCCGTCGGAGGTATCGGCATAGTTCGGACCGGCGGCGGCCAGTGCGACAGCTTCGCTCGCAGCGGCGGCATCGGCCGATTGAGCAGCTTGGCTGGCCTTTATTGCCGAAATCGCCGTATTCTCGCCAAGATAAACCGGGACCGGAGCCCCATTGACGACGATATTAAGATCCGCTGCCATCGGTCACCTTCCCAGAAACCTGAATTATGCCAGCCATGAACCGCTGCTGGGTTCCGCCGCTGGGCGTCCAGAGAATGTCGAAAACCATTTCCTCAAGCCCGTCCGCGTCGCCGTCCGAAGGAAGGGCCGCAGTTTGGGTATCGGTCAGTTCGAGCGTGATCGTCGTGACCCCATCGGCGTAGGAGCCGACCGTCACATCGAAATCGGCGAGGGTCGCCCCTGCCGCATCGGGAGCCGCGCGGATGGACGCATCGAAGGTGTCAGCGCTCACGTCCATGCCTACCGCGAGCACGTAGACATAGGGCAACCCGCGGTCGATCGCGCGCACCTGCGGCTTGCCCTGAAGGCCGAGCCCACCCTTGCCGTCCGCGGAGAGCTTCCGCAGCCAGTCATCCCAAGCTGTCATTTCATGCTCCTAAACAATGCCGCCGTCGTCGGGGTCGTATGCTTTCGCGTTGTGGCTGATCACGCCATTCGAAATGTAGGTGTGCGCGTCGGCGACAGTGATCTTGGCGACCCGCGCCGTTCCATCGGGAACGCCGATTTCCCTCGCCCTGACCCAGCGATTGTTGACCAGGAACCGATGATCCGCCGTTGCGCGGATGGTAACCGGTCCTTCATCGCCGTCGAGTTCGCACGCGAATACCGGCTCATCCGAGAAGGAAATCGCCAGCACCGGCCAATTGCCCCATGCCATCGTCGTTTCGTGGCGGGTTCGCAGGACCGTTCCGGGAACCAGATCGCCAGCCGGGATCGACGTGCCATCGGCAAGCAGGATCGGCGTGTCATCAGCGACGCAGCGGCCGGGCGGCGGCGGGTCGGGGTCCGGATACACACCACCTTCGCCGGCGGTGTTCTGATATCCGAGGAAAACATAATCCGATGAGCTCATCTCGTCTTCGGAGGGCCATTCGGTCGCCAAATACTCTTCAGCGTCCAGATCCCAGAAAACGCCGTACGTCGTCAGCGAATCGAGGTACGGGATCGTGTCGGCAGGCAGCGAAAGCGGAACCGCGTTTGTCAGCACGCCAGAGAAGGCCTCAATAGAGATGCTGTCCTCGTCGCTCGACAGCGGATAGTTCACCGTCTTGGTCGCAAAACGATAGGCGGCACCGCGGCGCGCGCCGGCCGAGGTTTCGTCGCGCTCTTGCGGCGTCTGCCCCAGCGCGGGCGTCGGAGGCGCAACGCCCGTCTCACCGAGGGCATAGGCGTGCTTCGCCGGCGTCTCGCCGATCAGCGTCAGCTTGACCGTCATCGTGGCCGGATCGATTTCCCGGTTGAGAATAATCGCGTCAGTATCGAGCCCGAGCTGCGGAAGATCGAGATGCAGGCATTCGCCGGGGCGATAGGCGCGAAGCCGCGGCATGCACGGCAGTTCGATCGGATGCAGTTCGCGCCCGTTGACCAAGCGATAGGCTGCCAGCTGAGCAGCCTGGTCGACGTCCTTCACGAAGTTGAACGGCCATTCCGCCGAGCGTTCTTCGCCGTCCTCGGTCACATATTCCGACACCGTCACCGCGTCGGCCTGCGTCAATTCCCAGTTGTGGCTGGGGCTCCGATATTTCGGGATGATCGTGTTGAGCCGGTCGCGATAGGACTGCATCGCGACCACGCTCATGTTTCCGTCGGCGATGTCCTCTTCGGTGATGGTGTCGAGCGCCACCGCGGGCGCGTCATAGCGGAAGGACAGGATGCCGCCCGGCACAGGCTCGCCCGAGCCCGCCGCGCAAATGTCTATCAGGTTCTGCGCGCGGTCACCGGGTTCGAAACAGACCCCGGAAATCGTCCAGCCGTTCGCTTCGCAGACATTCGCCCAGGCCGCGACGACCGCCCAGTCTATGCCGTCCGCGGGCAGTCCGATGCCGAAGGTTCGCTTGCCGTTCTGGTAGCGCCCATAGGCATAGGTACCGGCATGGAGGGCGGGGTTCTCCGAATAGACATAGGTCGCTTCATTGCCGAGCCTGCAACTGCCCGAGCCGCCCGGAAACGTGCTGTCCAGTCGCGGGTCATAGACCTTGACCCCTTCGAGATAGGCGCCGGTGACCGGCAGGCCGTTCGCGAACTTCTTGCCCTTCTTGTCGAACCGGTAGGACCAGCCGATCGCCGCCTGTCCAGATAGCTTGTGGCTCGCGCTCCATCCCGGCGTTCCCGCCCATTGCGGCGATAGCGCGCTGCTCTCCGGGCAGGCTCCCAGTTGCGTGTCGGTGTAGAGAAATCCCGTGTACCAGCTGGACACCGCAGCGAAGTCGACCCGTGGCGAGATGCTCTGGACTGGCCCGCCGCCCGAATAGACCACCGCGTCGAACAGATAGGGGTTCTGAACCTTGTCGACCTTGCCGCCGTACCCCGCCCTATGGCGAAGGACGCCGGCGAAGTGACAGCCTCCCATGACATAGGGCTGCGGCGCGTTGGCCTCAACGATGAGCTGCGTGACCGAGCCTCGGGCTGGCGGCGGTTTTGCGAGAACCTGCGATCCGATCGTCGCGGTGGCGGCGATAATCGCGGCAGGAACCTGCCAAGGGCCAGGTATTAATGCGACAATCCCAGCCACTTTTCCGAGGATGTTCAGCGGCTTGCTCATACTCGCCAAGCCCCCGTCAGATCTTCGACCCCAGCATCATAGATCACGACCGCGCTCCCATCGGGGAGCCACCCGAGCAGCTTTCTCGGGCCGACAAAGATCAGCACCGAGTCCAGTCCTTGGTCGCCCGGCGTGATGCAAATATCCCCCGTCAGCATCATTGCAGGCGGGATGCGCACAAGGATGCTGTCCAGCATGTCGCCGACCGATTCCCAGCCGCGTTCTTTCAAGGCCTTCTTGGCCGCCAGCGCCGAACGGATGCGCGGCAGGGTCGGCGGCTTCCGCCCCATCTGGCGCAAATGATAATGGGCGAGGCGGACGCAATGCCGACCCTCGCCCCAATCGAAGGGCTGGCCCTTGAACTTGTCGAGCGTCGCCTGTGTCGCCTCTTTCCGGCGTTCGAGTTCGGGCAGTTTTCCGCGCCGCTTCAATGCTTCGCGGCGTTCCTCGAGCGTCCTCATATCAGATGCTCCCGGAAGTCGCGGGGCGAGTGATAGGGGCTCGTCGTTCCCGGAGTGGACCGCGGGCTTTCGACACCCCAAGCAACCGGGATCGACAGGCCCGAGGCGTTGTCGTGGCCAAGCTCACCGGGCCAAACCGACTTGTGGAAGTTCGGGCTGAGCGAGTTGCCGATGTTGAGTTCGAACAACCGTTCGGCGAGCGAGACGACGGAAACAGCAAGTTCCCGCGAGGCCCCGACAGTCAGCATCGTGCGGTCGAGCTGGCCGTCGAAAACGATATCGGGCGTTCCGTCGAGCGTCCCGGTATCCACGTCATATTCGCCAATCCAGAAGCGGACGCGCGAGGTTTGAAAGCCGGGCTGCGACATTTCCCCCGGCGTTGTGTCACCGGGAGGCAGGAGCGTCATTTCCAGCGCCGGAACCTCGTTGCCGACCCCTTCCGCCATCGCCTGAATACTGCCGATCGTCCCGAAAACAGCATCCTTCGAGCGATAGGTTTCGCCGTTGAACGTGACGAACCCGCCATCGCAGAGCAGGACGTTGCCATAGCTGCCGGGGAGTTCGATCTTGCAGAGACCGATCAGACCGACCCGCCTCACGCCGCTTCCTCCAAGGTAAACTCGATCGCGACCAGCTTGTTGGCCGGGATCGTCCACGACCATTCATTGCCGTCGACAAATCCTTCGACCATCGGCTTCGCGAGGTGGACCGTCGCCCCGTCCAGAAAGGGGGCGCGAAGTTCGGGTGTGATGTTCAGCGTGGCCTCACCGCTTCCATCCGCCCGCGCCGTCTCGCTGACGTTGTGGAGGTAGTGCTGGCCGTTCTCATCCTCGATCGACAGCCAATAGCCTTCCTTGGCCGCGTATCCGGGCGTCAGGCCGCGAATGGCGAGCGAGGTGCCTGTCTGCCCCGCGCCGTCCACGACAGGGCTTCCCGGAGCGCCCTGCGGCACGTCGATCAGCGGATACTCTATGCGTAGCCCCTCGCGCTTGGCCTTGAGCAACCGGGAGACGAATATCCGCGACACGCTCGGCAGCATCGGCGGGAGCGAAACCTGAAGGCGATAGCGCGAGCCTTTGCGGTCAACCCGAAGAACCGCGGCCCCCGTCGAAGGGCGAAGGTTCATCCCGAAATCGAGCAGGGTCGGTTGGACGCCGTTCGGCGCCGGGTCGGTAGGAAGTTCGATCATCGTTTATCGCCACCGACGAGATTGAGCATATTGCATGCGGGCCAGCCCGACTTGGGCGCCGGCCTGAGCGATGCCGGGAGCCGCGCGCAGCACGCGGCCATCGACGACGACATCGAAGTAAGGCGACGGGACAATCTCGACCTTGCCGCCCCCGAGCCCCCCGAGCCCCCCGAGGTCGCTATTCGGCGTCACGCGCGCACCGCGAGGCAGGTCGACCAGCTCGGGTCCACGCTCGCCGACCAGCGTCGGCCCGCCTCGCCAGAAGCTCGTCCCGTTCGCGTTCTTGCCGATGCCCTTGATGCCGCCGAGCGCGTTGCCGATCTTCGCGATGGAGCTGCCCAGCGATCCAAGGCCGGGGGTCGAGCTATCCCCCAAGCCGAGAAACTTGGCGAGCGGCGCGATCAGAGACTTTTGCAGTTGTAGCCGGATCAGGTCGGCGATCATCTGCTTGATGACGTTCGCGAAGACATCGCCCATCGACTTGAAGTTGACGATGGCGTCGGCGATCTGGTTGTTGAGCGCCTGAAGCCCGTCGATCTTGATCGCCTCGATCGCCTCGTTGATCTGGGCCGGTGTCTTGTTGAGGTCTCGGAGATACCGCTCGGATGCCGTTTCGTTCTGGCGCGACACGACCTCTCGACGAGCCCCGGCCGAGGCATTCAGCGCGTTGAGCGCAATCTCGGCCTGATCGCGAACCGCCTTGGCAAGGTCCTTGTTCGCGATGACCGATTCCAGCTTCGACCGCAGGTAGGCGTCCTCGGCGTCGAGTATCCGAAGCGCGATATCCTTTCGTTCCGCGTCGGTGTCGGCAAGGTCGAACTGGTTGCGCAGCGCATCGATGTCGGCGCGGTGACGCTCTTCCGCCAAATCATTGGCGTCCTCGAACAGCTGAAGCCTGAGTTCCTGCTCCAGCTTCTGGTCATAGAGCGACTTGTTCGTGGCCGCTTCGATGCTTTCGGCATCACGTTCGGCATTGGCCCGCCCATAGAGCGCGCGCAGTATTTCGCGCTGCGCGTCGGCTTGTGCCTTCGTGAGTTCTCCTGACTTTACCGCGGCGTCTAGCTCGGCGTAGCGCGTCTCGCGCTCCTTCCCGAGGATCTGGCGCTCAAACTCGGCGCGGGCCTCAACGTCGGTCGTGAGCGCAGCCTGTGCGCGCAGCTGCTCGATTTCGAGGTTATAACGATCCTGCGCGGCGCGGGCGGCCAGTTCGTCGGTACGATCCCTTGGTCCCCGCTTGGTGCTCGAGCCTTCGCCGTCGCCGAAGCCTGTGCCGCTGACAGGTGAGCCGCTGGCGGGGCTCGGGCTATCCGCAAGCGAAATCTTGCGATTAAACGCAATTAACGCGGCCTCCTGGATGGCGTTTGCGCGGTTCTGTTCTGCCCTTCCATCTTCGATGCGCTTCTCCAAGGCGGCAATCCGGTCTGCCGATGCGCGATCCGGGTCACCGCTCCCCCCGAAGAGGCCGACAAAGCCTTCGCGCCGCCTTTGGTTGCGCCTCTCTGCCTGCAACTCAAGGCTGGCCCGATCGGCATCCGCTTTTCCGGCTGCGCCAGCCGCGGCTGCCTGTGCCAGCAACGCAATTGTGGCCTTGGAAATTTCGGTGGCCATTTTGTGCGCTTCGACAGACGCTCGCTGATATTTTTTGGCCAGCTTGTCTACTCGGCCCGCCGCAATTTCACTTATTCGGGCAAGGTCATCGGTCGATACGCCAGCGGCTCGCAGCTTGGCGATCATGCCGTCGAGTTGGGTCTGGGATTCTCCATACTGCCGATTCAGTTTTTCGGTTGCCTCGCGCGCTTTGTCCGATCCGAAGATGAGGCGATCGAGAACAGCGACGACCACCGCGATCGCGGCCCCGACACCCGTCGCAATCAGCAAGCCTCGCAGCGCCACGGCGAGCAAGCGCATTGCGGCGGCAGCGGGTCCGGCCGTCGTGGCGATCGCAGCCAGTTGCCACGCGAAAGCGGTAAAGGCGGGGATGATGCGGGCCGTCAGAAGCACGAATAGCGGCGCCAATGAGGCGCGGACCAATCCGATCGCATAAATGGTCGGCCCAACGACAGCGGCAATGCCAGCAATCAGCGCAGAGAACCTAAGGACCGTTGGGCTGGCCCCCGACATCCAGTCAATGAGGTCGCCGATCTTCGTGACCAGCGCCGTTACCGCTTCGAGAACCCCCGACTGCCCGACGCGGATGGCGAGCGTTTCAATCGCGCCCTTGAGGTTTTCAAGCTGGCCATAAAAGCCCTTCATCCGCTCGGCCGACTGAGCTGCAGCGTCGGTCTTGCGGATGGCTTCCGCAACGCGGTCCAGCCCATCGGCGCCTTGGTTCATCAAGCCGATGGCGGTTCGCATCGCGTCGGTGCCGAATATCCGCTTCAGGACATCGGTCTTGGCCTGATCACTGAGGCCGCCGAGCTTCTGGCGCAATTCCTCGGCAATTTCGGCCATCGAGCGAAGATTGCCGTTGGCCTCATAGAACTGGAGACCAAAGGCAGCGATCGCCTTTTGAGCCTGCTTGCTGTTGCCGGAAAGCGAGGTCAGGAACGTCTTGAACGACGTGCCGGCGTCCGAGCCCGACGCGAACAGCGATGACGTTGCGGCAAGAACCGTGTTGAAGTCGGTGAAGTCGACCCCGAGACCGCCGGCAACGCCGCCAGCCTGACCGATCGCGAGCGCATAGTCGGCGAAGTCCAGCTTGGACTCGTTCACCGCGCCCGTGATCTGGTTGATCGCCGTGGGCAATTGAGCCGTGGTCAGCCCGAATTGCTTCATGGAGTCGGTGATCGCATTGGCGGCGGGCGAGAGTTCCGATCCCGTCGCGGTGGCGAGGTAAACCGTCGCCTCCGCTGCCCCGTTCAGGATTTCCGTCGCGCTGAGACCGCTTTTCGCGAGCTCGTCCATCGCGTTCGCGGCATCAGACGCGCCGAAGATCGTATCCTTGCCCAGCTTCAGGGCGAGGTCGGACATCTGCTTGAGTTGATCGGCGCTCGCCTGTGACGAGATGCCGAGCTGGATCATCGACTTTTCAAAGTCGCCCGCCATCTTGACGACCGCCACCCCGGCCGCCGCGACCGGGGCCGAGATGGCGAGCGTCAGCTTCTTGCCGAGCTCCTGCAGCTTCTTTCCCGAGCGCTCGAAATCGCGCTCCATCCGCTTGAGGCTCTTGCCGGCGAGATCGGTGCCCTTCTCAAACGCGACAGTATTTAACTCGAGAAAAACCGCCAGTCTGGAGATAACATCAGCCATGCCAGCCATCGCTCACCCCTTCTTTTTTACTTTGGACTTGGCCAATGCGATCATCTTCCGAACGCCGTCTTTGCGGCGCTCCTCATCGGTCTGGAGATATTCGGAGAGCGACTTGAGGCGCTTCTGGCCCGAGAAAACCGCCGCGTAGTAACCGGTCGAAATCGCCATGTTCCGGTCGCGCCGAAACGCCGCGGATACGGCTATCTCGAACGTGCGGGGCGTTTGGTCCCAGAATTCGTCTTGAGGGAGCCCCGCTTCACACCATTGCGACCAGAAGTCGTCCCAGCCGTCGCGGCGTTTCCCGGCTTCCTATCCCCCGATTTCCTTGTCGGGGCGCCGTTCTCAACCGCTTGCCCCACTGCCTCCATCACCGCCGCCTGTTCGGCGAACAGGATTTCCCCGGCGTCTTCGAGCGTGATTTCGGGGTGCTTCACGGCCAGCATCGCATGGAAGATCGTCGCGCCCGCGCTGAGAAATCCCGCCTGCGCATCGGCCTGGATCTTCTCGATCGGCGCGCCATATGTCCGCTCGGCAATGACGAAAGCCCTGAAGCCGGAGACGAGCGTGAATTCTCGCCCGTCGCTCAGCTTCAGGAGCGTTTCGCCCTTCATCGGGTTGGCCGTCACGAGACGTATGCCTCGATGTCCTCAACCGTGACGATCCGGAAGGTCGCGGTCGCTTCCATCACGCCGTCAGGAGTAACCCGACCGCGCGAATAGCCGGTGCACTTGCAGGTGCCTTCGATCTGCGCGACGGGCTCGCCGTTTTCGGGCAGGACCGCTTTGAACGCGCGAACATCGCCGTCCTTCAGCGCGCCTTCGAGCATCACGTCGGTGTCGCTGAGCGGGCGGAAGTTCAGCAGGACTTCAAAGTCGCTGTCCTCATAGAAGCCGCTCAGATATTCGCGACGCCAGTCGGGCGATTTCAGGTGCGTCGCCTCGACCTGTTCGCGGGTGCCACCAGTCGGGACATCGAATTCCTTGACCTGCACCAGTTCGTAAAGATTGCCCGCCGTCGCATCGGACGACAGGTGGAACTCGCCGAAGTAGCCCACCGAGGCTTCAGCCGTTTCTGCCATGATAAAAATTCCATCTTGCCCCGAAGGGTCTGGGACTCGGCGTCATCACGACGCGGAATCTCGGGTTGAACGAACGGACCTAAGTGATGCACGGCCAGCCGGTCCAAGCTGGCGCGAATCTCAATCTTGAAAGGTGTGCTCCATCATCGCTTCCACGATCTGGTGATGGATGAATCCATTCGGCGTGTCGGTGCCTTGACCTTCGCGCGGGCCTTCGCATTTGACGCGGCCGACCCGGCCCCCTGTTGCCGACCAAGGGGCGCTGACTGCCTGAACAATCTTCGTTCCGAGCTGCTTTGCCACTCCAAACGACGAGGCGAAGCAACTGGCCTGAATGCGCGTCCGTCGCGATCCCTGATAGCCCTTCAGGTGCTCGGGTCGCGGGTCGCTGATGATATGCAACCGGACGTAGGGCAGGGCAGCGCCTTGCGGAACGACGCCCCAATAAATGCGGGTCGAGACGACGGCGGCGACGGCGGAATCGGCGATGAGGCGATTGCGAAAGGCAGTTGCAAGGTCAGCCATCTTACCGACCCCTTGCCAGCTTCCGCGCGATGCGCGCCTTCGCCTTTTTCACTTCGTCTGCAAGCGTGTCGCGGACTTCGCGAACGACCGCCTCACCCTCACTGTCGGCCGCGGGGCGGGCGTAGGGGTTCGGAGACATCTCCACAGTCCCTTCTTCCTGCCAGCCCGCGTTCGAGCGGTTCAATTTCCCTTCAGGAGCGGGACCGGTCATCACCTGCACCCCGGTCGATCGTTCGAACCGTACCGAACCCCGCGCGCGCTTGGCCGTGACGTTCTGGGTTTTCATGCTTCCGGCGAGGTCGCCTTCGTCCTTCGGCGCCAGTTGCTCCATCTTCGTGCGGATGCGCTCCATCGACTTCGTGGCGGTGCGGCGAAGGACGTTGCGCGCGGTGGCCCTCGGCAGGTCCTCGGCGAGCGCCCTTTCGAGTTCGCGGAAGCCTTCCGTCCTGAAGGTCTGCCGTGCCATTACTCAACGACCCTCGTTGCCGTTACTTCGAGGAACCCGCGTTGCGGCGAACCATCCGAAACATCGGTTATGTCCCAATTCGCTCCATCGTGAACGATGCGATCCCGAACCATCAGGCCGCGCGTCCGGCTGTTCGAGTGCATCATGAAGGTGGCGACCTTTGTCCCTTGTTCGCGGGCGGCGGCCCGTCGCTCGTCACCCCGGCCCTGAAACTTCTTCGCCCGCTCGTCGCCAAGATTGGCCCACGTCTGGACCTCTTCGCCATATTCATCCTGCGTCGCGGTGAAGCGCTGCAAGGTGACCTTCTGGTCCAGAACGAACGGTTTCATGCGACAGTCGGGGTCCGAAAGGGGCCGGCGAGGGCGACGAAGGCGCGCGGCAGGTTGTGGATCGGGTCCAGTTCAACATCCTCGTCGGAATAGTAGCGCCACCTGATCCAGATGATCTGCGCTGCGTTCAATTCGTCGGCATAGACATCGTATCCCTCGCCGACGAAGCGCAGCAGGGCGGAAAGTGACTGGACGATCAGGTCGTTAAGCTGATCGTCATCGTCGTTGTGGAGGACGTGCAAATGCTTTTTGACGTCTGCCAGACTGACGCTCATGCCGCCTCCATCAAATCCAGATGATAATGCTCGCGCGCGAACGGGTCGATTTTCTTGACATCCCAAGGCTTCAGATTGCCGGGGAAGAAGAGAACCCGCGGCGGCACCTTATCCCGGCGCGTTCGATAAGCGCCCCCGAACCAGTAAACCCCGTCTGCATCGTCCCAGACAGGTTCGTTCGGCCCGAGCTTGTGCATCAGCCACGCTTGATCGGACCCGCAGAAGAGGCGCCCCGATTCCAGCGCGGCCTCCTGGTTGAAATCCTCGTAAACATCGGGTCGGCAGCCCGCCCGGATCATCATCATCGATCCGTTATACGGACGCCCCCGCAGCGTGCCCTTGAACAGTACAAGATCCTCGGGCCGATCAAACAGCGGATCGAGCGGGCCGCCGACGACACAATCTAAATCCATAGAAACGAACCGCTCGCCGAAAATCTCCCCGGCATCGCGGCGGAACATCGACAGGCGCCGGTAACACTGGGGCCGGCCGTTGGTCCAACGCGGGTTGGAGATATCGAGAAAATCCCCCGGCGGGGTGATGATCTCCACGCTCCGGTCTATCCCTTCCGGCATATCGGTCACGCAGGCGATGCGGTGCGGCATCGACAGGTTGCGGCGCACCATGGCTGCGGCGACGTTCACATGATTTGCGGTGTAGAGAGTGCGGGTTTTCTCTTGGCGCCACAGCCAGAAGATGATCGAAATCATGCGACGTGAGCCCAGCAACGGCCATGTATCGCGCGGCAAATTGTCGCCTTGCTGACGCCGAGTTCACGGGCGAGCCGATACTGACGCTCCCCATTTGCGTAGCGCCGCCGAATCTGAACGACATCACTGGCAGTCAGGACCGATTGAACGACCCGCTCGCCCTTCAGAATTGTCCCATGCCGAACTTTGTCTGCCTGGTTCTGATCGGGCGTGCCCCATGCGAGATTTCCGAGCCGATTATTCCTCTGGTTTCCATCGAGATGCCTGCACTCCATCCCATCCGGCGCCGGACCGACGAAGGCCTCCAATACCAGAGTGTGAACGGAAATCGTCTTTCTTTGGTAATCGACGCAAAGCGTGACGCGGGCATACCATCGGTCACCATGCGTTGACTGCCCCATGATCTTTTCAGGTCGGCGCTGGTGCTGGACCAATCCATCGGGCATCACTCGTGTGATTACGCGGGCGACGCTCCGAACTCGCCCAAGGTCCGACACCTCGTAATGGCCTTCATAGCCAACGACCGGCAGCCAACGCTCCATCACAGCGCCCTTTCGTATTCAGCCGACAAGGACAGGATTTCATCCTCCTTGCCCGCCGCCTTCTTCGCCAAAGCGATGGCCTCTTTCTCGCCGGGAACGCGCCCTTCCTTTCGCGGCAGCGTCGTGGTCGAAGCGTCTGGCACAAGGCCGCGCCAATATCGGGTCAGCGCGACGTGCTTGAGAAAACCCTGCTTGGCGACGGCATAGAGACGGGCCCTCCACATTGAATCGGTCCCGTAGATTCCTGTGAACCACTCGTCGTAGCCCCCGAGCCGCCAATACATGTCGCGGGTGAGCACGAAGCTGTTGGGGTGCGGCTTCGGTTTTCCCTTGGCGTTCAATGTCGGCAGCCCGGTGTCGGCTTCCACGCGGTGCAGCATATAGGCCGTTTCGGGATCGAGCCGGTGCATCCGCTTCAGCAGCGCGTCCGCATTCTCCGCCGTCAGCACATGATCGATGTCGGTCGATATCAGCCATGTTCCCTTCGCCTCATGCGCCGCGATATTCCGCGCGCCGTTCTGGAACCAAGGCCGATCCTCCAGAACCCGATAAATCCGCAGGTCCGGCAGGCCCTCTGGTCGTTCAACGTCAACCGCGGGCTCGGGCGATCCATCGTCGACGATCACCACCTCGATCTGCGCCTTGGCCTTGTCCGACCAGCGGGTCATCTCGGCATATTGCAGCGCGAGCATACCGCTGTTCAGATAGAATGGCATGACGAGAGAGAGGATCATGCCGCCAGCTCCTGTGTCGCTGTGCAGAAAACCGGAATACCCGCCTCGCGCGCGATGATGCCCGCCTGTTTCGGGCAGCTTTCGATGAACATCTCGACTCCCAGCCTTTCCGCGTGCCCAGCCTTCCACGCGCCGCGGCCACCTGTCGCCCGCATCGCCTCCATCCGCTCGCCCTTGGTCGCCCAAGGGGTCATGGTCAGGCTCTCGAACTGTATCCCGTGCCGCGCGAGCCACGCCTCGGTCTGGGGCCGATATTTCTCCGCCCGCCCGGTGATAATGTGCCCGATCGCGCGCTGCGGAATGAACAGCGGTTCGGCAGTCGCCAGAAACTCGGCGTAGCGCGGGCCATCGTCATTCTCGGCCTTCGTATTGTCGCGGCAGAGAACGCCGTCCATGTCGAAGCCCCAGCGAGGCAAGCGAATGTGCTTCGTCCAGTTCCACGCGAATATCCGCGGGCCGTGGACGACCTCGAACCACATATCGCAGACCGATTCCGGCTCGACCTGGTAGGGGCCGAAGATCGCCAGCCGGGTTGCCTTTGTTCCCTTCGGCAGAAGGCTCACAGCGCGCTTGAACGCGCCTCCCTTATTGCAACTATCATCGACCAGCAGGATGCGCCTGCCAGCCTCGACAGAGCGCCCTGAGCGTCCATGCACGATGCCCCGCCCATATCCCTCAACGTCAGCGAGCGGCATTTGAAGCTGCGTCGCGATTATGCTCGCCGGGATCATGCCCGAGCGGGGAACGCCGACGATGCAGTCGAAGGCGCTTCGATCAATCCGATGCAGGTTCGCGGTGATGATCCGCGCCATGTCGGACAGAGTCCGGATGCTCAGCACTTCCGCCCTCGCAGCCCCATGTTGATGCTCCGATGCTTCTTTGACCCGCGCGGCTCGGCGACCGTCTCCAGATCGACCAGCCCGGCCCGCTCGAAGCATTCGCGCAGATATCGCGGCGTCAGGATCGCCCGGTGCATGTTCGCGCCCCGGTCGTCTTTCTTGGCGTAGCAAAGGATGCGCCCCGCCGCGGCGACGAAGGGGTGGCCCTTGTGCAGCTCGCGCTTCCACGCCCCCGCCGAGCGGCTGGTCTCGCCCGTTTCCTCCCATTCGAGCATCGCACGCATGAGCGAGGTGGAATCAACCGTGTGAACCTCAAGCCAGCCACCCGGTGCGATTACCCGCACCCATTCGGCAATCGTCGCCTCGACGTCAAACCATTCGATATGTTCGATGCAGTGCGACGAATAGACCTCGGCGAAAGTGCCATCCTTGAAAGGCAGACGGCGCGCATCCCCGACATGATCGGTGAACGGGCCGGGCGCGATGTTGAAGGTCTCGAACCCGGGCAGACGTTCGGCGCCGGGGCCGATTTCGAGGCGGCGCATGTCAGTCCTTCGCGCTCTTGCCATCGCGGCCCTTGCGAGCGGCGATCATCCAGCCACTATCGGGCGAATCGGGCTTGGCGCCGGTTTGCTTCGTGGCCGCCCACAAGCTGCCGCCCCAGACAACCATGTCACCCTTCGAGTAGGTTCGACCTTCCTTCCACGCGCCACGGAAGATCGGCACCGGAAATTCCAGCTCGAACGTGTGCATCGTGTCGCCGCGCAGGAACTTGAATTCCAGCGTGCGTTCATCGGTCTGCTCAATGTCGAAGTCGTCGAGCGTGAAGGTCTCACCCGGTGCGCCATCCTTGCCGACGACAAGGCCCAGATTGTGCGTCCGCCCGTCGCTGGTCGTCACGACCAGGTTGCCGTCGCGGTCGATCATGGCGCCGGCCAAGCCGACACCGGGCTCGCCCTTCTCCGCGGGCGGCAATTCGCTGATGGCCTTGGCGATACCGTCCGCGATCATCTTGCCGATCGCTTCCATGTCGGGCGCGATGGGTTCGGGGGCCTCAGGCACAGGGAGCGCCGCCACGGCCTTGTCGACCATCGCCTGTACTTCTTCCGGCTCGATGCTCTTTCCGTCCTGTGGCGCCGGGATTTCGGCAATGGCGGCCGATACAGTCTCGGAGGCGATCGACTTGGCTTCCTCGGCGGTCACGTAGCCCTCAAGGCTCGGCATCTCACGCTGCTCGACGGCTACCAAGCGGGCATCGCGTTCCTCGCCGGTCTCGACGATCGCATCCATGCGGGCGATGAGCGGCTGCATTTCCGATGCTACATCGGGCAGGGCGGCTTCGATCATCCCGCGCACGGTTTCGACGCTGGCGAGACCTTCGACGCTCGGCATCTCGCGGGCTTCCAATGCGGCGAGGCGCTTTGCCTGTTCCGCGTTCACGGCCTTCAACGCCGCATTCTCCGCGCGCACGTCGGCAATCTCGGCGGCCACATATTCGCGGATGACGGGAGCTAGTTCGCCCATCATGGCCCTGATAGCGGTCGCGTTCATGCGGCCTCCTTATGATAAAGGGTGGCGGCTCATTGGCCGCCCGCTGATTTCGGTTTCCGGTACATCTGCGGCGCACCTAAGCCGTCGCGCCGTGAGCGATGGCTCATTGCCGTTCGACGAACGGTTCGGGCCATGAGGTCATCCAATGAAAAGCCCGCCCCCGGAGGATCGCCCTTTGTGTGCCGGCCATACCAGGCCTGACCCCGCCTAAACGTGCCTCATCAAGCCGTGCCGTTCCTGACCATACCTGCCATGCCAATCCGGTCCGCGCCACCGCTGGCCTAGCCGTGCCGAACCCATCCACGCCTGCCTAACCGCGCCATATCAAACCGTGCCATGCCCAGTCGATCCAAGCCACGCCGCGCCTGCCTTGCCTGACCGCGCGCTCCCGACCAAACCTCGCCTTGGCTCGCCGCTTCACGCCTGCCAAGCCGCTCCCCGCCGGGCCGCGCCATGCCGTAACTCGCCTGCCGGTCCTGACCGAGCCAATCGCTACCCGACCACGCCGGGCCATTTCGCGCCTGCCAAACCTCGCCTCGCCGCATCGCGCCATTACTCGCCACGTCACGCCGAGCCTTGCCTGCCTATGCAGCCTCGCGATGCTCCACGACTTCCAGCATCCCAAGCGTGCGCTCGAATTGCTGCATCGCTCCAACATCAGCCAGCACCGCTTCATAGCGCGAGATATACCAGCGCAGCGAGCCAGCGGCCTGTCGGCGCAATTCTTCCATATGCGCGGGGTCGTTCGGGTCGGTGACGACATAGCCGCCGCCATCCCTCCGCGTGCCGAGCGGACTCATCACGAGCGGCGCGCTGCGCTCGGCGATCCGCATCTTGCCGCGATGAACCTCTTGAACCTCGAACCGGACGACCAAGCCGCGCGCAAAGTCGCGGGCCTGATCGAGCCTATACTCCAGAGCGGCCTTGTCGTCGCTCCACTCGAACCACTCATAGGCGGGGTGGCCTTCACCCTCATCATGGACCGCCGACAGGAACGCGGCGGGGTCAAACACCCCGCCGTGCGCCTCGGCGAACTCGCGAATAATCTGCTGACGCAGAGCCTTCGTGAAACGCGCCATTTATGCGGCCCTCCGCTTCTCTTCGCCGAAGAAATATTCCATCAATTCGGCGGTGTCCTCATCCGCATATTCCGGGCTGTCGATCGCAGCCAACTGAGCGTCACGCCCATGATTGGCGACCAGATCGTCCCATTCGTCATCCTGCATGTCCGGCGTGATGACCCGGAACGAACCGAACGCGCCCTTGCCCTTCTCCTGCCGGAAGTCACCAAGACCGACGAGCACACCAGCATTGCAGGCCAGCGTCACAACGCTCGCCACCGGCAACTGCGGCAGGACGTGATGGATTTCGATTTCGGCGCCCCACTTGGGCAGGAAAGCCCGCGTCCGCACGTCCGGCGTCCGGTTGATGTCCGCCGACCGCACCACGTCCATGCGAAGCTGCGGCACCCCATAGAGCGCCGACAGGTCGCCGGGCATGAACAGCAGGCGCTGCGCCGACGTCTTCGTGATGCCCGACGTCTCCAGCGCCGCCGTGCACATTGCCGCCTTCATGGCCACGACGCGCAACCCCAGCGCGGTCGGCCCGTCGCGCATCCGCTCAAGGCTGTCGCGGAACTCGGCCACCGGGTGATGCTTGATCTGCGCCCGATCGGCCGCCGTCTTCTTTCGACCTCCGACCAGAAGCTGTTGCTTCGCCTTCGCCGCCATCCTGTTTTGGAACATCGGCGTCTCACCAATGATCCGCAACTTCACGATCCCCCGGCGAAGTTCCGGGACCATGATTTCCTGTTCAACCGCTTTCTTTGCCATTTGCGTAAATCCTTTGCTCGGCACCGCAGGCGGGTTGTGCCTGCCTCATGGTGTGTAACTTCACCATGTTGATGCGTCAAGCAAAGTTGTGTAACTTGCTCTTGTAACTCAACCGCCATCGTGAGACGGCGCGAAAATGGAGCGGAAAGACGTGCGAATCCAACTCGTGATCAGTCAGAGCGAAATCGACGCTCTCGACGAATGGCGTGCCAAGCACAAAATCTGGTCGCGCTCGGATGCTATCCGACGACTCATCGAACAGGGTATCAAGTCCGAACCTCCGCCCGCGAAGGACGAATAAACAGCGCCTTCCGCAATTCGGCGCCAGCAATGATCGCCTTCGCCTCCTGCGCTTCAGGGTCGTCGTCATCGTTGGCAGGGGCAGGCGATGGGGCAGGCGCTTCGATCGGCTGTGCGTCGCGCTTGGCGAGCCATTCGAGGCTGTGATCCTGCTCTTGCAGATAGACCGTGTCGCCGCCCTTGACCGGCTTCTTGTCCAGCTTGGCGCGCTGTTCGTTGACTGTCAGCTTGCCCTTGGACTTTTCGAGCGTGTCCATCTGGGTTGCCGGGTCCATCCGCAGCAAGGTATCCAGATCGAACTCGGTCCCGATGTTGGCCTTCATGCCCAACCCTTCGTCGAGCAGGCTTTCGATGTCCTCTAGGTGCGACTGAAGGCCCTGCGCGTAATATTCGGTGTTCAACGCGGAGATGTTGTTGAAGGTCGGCATCGCGCCGATCCCGATTTTGTAGGCGGGGACATGGAACGTCCCGCAAATCTGCTCAGCGGTCCATTTGAGTTGCTCGACCATCTGGGAGTCTACGGGGTTCACGGTCAGCGCCGTGTATTGCATTCCATCGCCAAGGACGGCGATTTTGCCCGCGTTCGCGCCGCTGTATTTGGTTTCCCAAGTCTCTTTGAGGCGGGCCGCGTTGTCAGGGTCAATTCGGCCAGGCGCGACAAGAAGGCCGCCTGGCTTCGACGAATTGGCGAAGAAGTTGGCGCTGCTTTCCTGAATTTTCAGGCCTTGCGTCGCGGCCAGTCCGCTCGCAAAAATCGGCGACAGCCCGACCAGCGGATGAAAGAGCGTGTTGAAGCGATCATGGATGATTTCGCTGGCAGGCACGAGGATTTGGCTTTCCTCGATCCCGGCGATGTTGTCGCACGAAAGCTGGTAATAAACCGTCCCGTCCGGCGCGATCATGGGCTTCACGCGGTTCGGGTCGAGCACATAGAGCGCGGTCACGACGTTGCGATTGTCGCGCTTTTTGAGGACATAGGTGTTGCCGCGCGACAGCTTCGACAGCATCCACGATTCCCAGAATTGATTCCGGGTCTGGAAATGATTGGGCTTCCGCAGGACCGGCGCAAGAGGCGATGGGCGGTCGGTTTCCGTCCAAATGCCATCCTTGTCGCGCTCGACCAGTTTGACGCGCAGCTTGGCGATGTCGCGCGCAACCAGCGTCGTGCAAGAAAAGATCGCGTGGTTCGCCAGCACCGCCGTCTGATCGACTTCGACGTTGCGCTGCCAAGCCCCTGAAAAACTCTCAAGAATGCGATACCAGCCCCGGTTATCCGGCGGTGACAGGTTCGCTTTCGTCCGCGGTGCGAGGCCGGCAGACAGGACGGTCAATGCTCGCTCAAGCACGATAGACGCCCCTACGGATGATGCCAGCGAAGGCGAAGCAGGCGAGACCGCCCGCGATCAGGGTCCATGCCATGCCGACAAGCAGATAGATGCCCGAGAGGATCAGCGCCGCGCCAATGAGGGCGGCGATCAGCATGGCGAGGATTTCGTTCATTGTTCGGCTGCGAGCTTTTCACGCAGCGTTTCGGCCGACCAACCAGCGAATGGCTTCTTGCCGAACTTCGCCTCATATTCGGCGCGCAGGGCCGGACGGTCGTCGGCAGGTTCGACAGGCCGATGCGTGTCGTCGATCGTGTTCCGGCGCGGATCGACAGGTTCATAGCGAACCGCCGGCTCATCATCCGCCACCATCATCCGCGTTGCATAGCGGGCCTTGCCGATGCCGATCAGCAAGCGCGCATCGCGATCATGGCGAGCGGAGAACGGGTCACCGGGCAGCAAGCGGCGATTGCCGTATTTCAGGCGCTTCGTGGCGATCATGTCGACCATATCGGTTCTCCAAACAGGAAAAGAGGCGAGGCCGAAGCCCCGCCTCTCTCATCATCAGCTCGGGTTGACCGAGCCACCCCAAGCCACGCCGGTCAGGTAGGCGACGGCGCTTGCGCGGCGACGCATCCAGTTGAGCTCGCGCTCGGCGCGCAGCGCGACGAGGTTGCTCTGCCACAGCGAGACGAGCGAAGCGCCCGTTCCGGCCGTGGCGTCCTGCTGAAGCCCAGTGTCCAGCATCTCGAGCGACGCTTCGCGGCTCATGTCGACCATCACACCGCCTTCGTCGCCGAAGTAGATGTCGCTGGCGTTCACAAGCGCGACGGTCGTGCCCGCGTACTCCGACACGATGACCGGCAGACCCTCGAAGGTGCCGCCATTCATGCTGATGTCGGGGAACTCGCGCTGACCGAGCGGATTCAGGATCAGCGACAGCGCGAGAGCGTTGGTCGCCGACATGATCCAGACGCCCGAGTTCGGCGGGTTGTCCGCATCGATGAACTTCTGGAAAACCGAACGGACGTCGAGACGAATATCGTCCGCATCCGTGTAGCTTTCCGAAGCGATCGACTCGGCGCCGTAGGTGATCGACGCCGGCTTGACGTTCGGCGAACCGTTATTCGCCGGATCGATGAACGCCGTGTCGATGCCCGCCGCAACCGCGTCCCGCAGCGCATCGCGAACGATGGCTTCCGAACTCGGGTTCGAGCTGCGGACGTTTTCCTCGGTCAGCACCGCGATATTCGCGATCTTCAGCGGCTCCAGAGTGGTGCGCGAGAAGTTGAACGCGGTCAGCGGCTTCGGCTTGCCTTCGCCGACCCAATAAGCGGCACCGCCGCCCGTCTGGGAAATCAGCGGCTCACGGAAGGGAACCGTGCGCAGGCTGGGAACGCCGTTCTGCCCGAAGCGACCAAGGATAGTCGCGGGACGCAGATATTCGACGAAATCGGCAAAAGCGCCGGTTTCATCGCCGACCAGCGCGGCCGCCCAATTGCCAGAGGCCGTCGAGCCAGCCACGACCGCGCCCTTAACGAGCCCAAAGACGTTGCTGTCCTCGCCATACATGGCCTTCGCCACGTCGAGCGGGCGCTCATTGTCGAGACGAGCAACCGCCTTCACCTTGGCGAGGCGGGCGAACTCAAGGCCGGGAGCCAGCTTGGGCTGGGTCTTGACCTCGATGCGATGACCGGCGCGCGAGGCGCTGGCATCGTCGAAGTTCTGGCCAGCCGCGGGGACGGCCTTCTTCTTGTCGTCCTCGACCTTGGCCTTCGCCGTCGCCTCCATCGCCTTCAGGCGCTTCAGATGCTTGTCGACGGCCTCGATGTCGGCCTGGTTGTTGTCGAACTCTTCTTCCTGCTCGGCGTCGAGCGTCGAGCCTTCTTCCGCCGCCTTGGCGATGATCGCCTCATTGGCAGCAACGAGGGCCGCGCGCTTCTCTTCGAAGGCGCGAATCTGTTCAGCGAGGTTCATGGATAGTCTCCATCTCGCCCCGACCGAAGCCGGGGACCGGGACGCGACGCTTCACAGCGTGGCAATCCGTTTGGGTCAGGTGCGCTTAATCTCGCGCACAACGAAGGGTGCCACCGATGCGTCGGCTGGCGGGTTCAGCTTCACGACGCGCACAGATTTGCCAGAGGAGGCGGGCGCTTCGCGTTGCGGAATTTCGGGGTCGGGAACGCCGGCTGCTTTGCGGAGCCCAGCGTCGATAGATTTCACGGCGTTGATCGTGGCGTCGGCCTGCGCCGGAATCGTCACGGCGCTGAGCTCGAACCAGTCCCATTCATCGAACCGGATGCCGCCGTTTTCGATGAAGGCATATTCGAGCGGACGAAAGCCGATCGACACCGCGGCGACGAGCTTCATCTTGATGCTCTGCCATGCGAAATCGAGCAGGTCTTTCAGCTTACCCGGTTCGTCCGTCTGGGCGATCTTCGCCTTGAAGGGGATGCCCTTCTCGTTTGGGCTCGCCTCGATAACGTGACCAATTGGCTCGTCGTGATTGTGCTGCCAGAGCAGCGGTAGCGGCAGCGAGAATTTCGCGCCCAAGGGGTTCACGATGTCACCCATGCGGTCGGGCGACGGGGTGCTCGCAATTCCTTCGATGATGCGATCTTTCTCGTTGATCGATTTGATTTCGATGAACGAATAGGCCCGGTTCTGCATCGGGTTTCTCCTATACAATTAGGATTTCATAGGTTGGGGCCGTTCGAGCCACCGGATTGCGCGCCATCAGCATGACGGCGTTGAATTTCGCCGAGAGCGGGTCGATCTTCGCCCGGCCCGCAGCCTGTTTCGTGATGAGCATCGCGCTTCCGCGCATCTCCACCTTCGCGTTGCCGACGCACCAATCCATCAAGGGTTGGTCGGCGTGGACGAGCGTGCCGTCCTTCAACTTCCGTTCGGACCCGGCAATCGCGCCGTTCAGCTTGTAGCCTTGCTGGACGGCGACGATGCACTGTTCGCCCAGCTCGAGCTTCGATAACTCTTCGACGATCGCCGCTATCCCGGCCGCGTCCACCCCGACACCCGCGACCTCGGGCAGCAATCCCGCGTCGTGTATCTGCTCGACCACCTGCGCAACCTCGATGATGTCCTGCGTCGGGTCGTCGCAGATGGTCAGATCGCCATCTTTCTGAAACCCGCGCAGCTTCGTCGCGACTTCACCGCGGCGCGCCATCACGTCCGGTTGCGCCCATGCGTGAGACCACGACAGCCACCGAGCGGTTTTCTTCTCGCGACCGATCGCGGTCACGCCGAGCAGGTCGTCCAGCCCGCCGCCATCTATCCCGACGACGATGACCTCGGATCGGTCGATCAGGTCATCAAGGCTTTTCAGCGTCGGATCGGCCGCCTTTTGCCAATATCGCGCCCCGGCCCAGCGATCGCGCCGAAGGTTCAGCCCGATTTCGACGTTCAGATATTTGGCGAGGACGATCTGTTTCGTCTCTTTCTCGCCGGTGTCTTCGTCGATCTCCGCTTCGTCGTCGTTGGCCGCCTTGCCAATTTTCCGCTGGATGAACTCCTTCGTAACCGACCGCCCGATGTTCGGGTTCGTCACGTAGAAGTTTTCCGGCTTCAGATAGGCTTCCGATTCCAGCATCGCCTCGGGCCACTCGTAAAGCATCCCAAGACTTTGCGGGTCGTTGACTTTGCCGTCCCGCACATCGCGGAAATGGTCCAGCTTGTCCTTGAAAACACCCGCCGGCGGTTCGTTGCTATGCGTCGTCAGGTAGACGACGAAACCCTCGGGGCGAGAGGCGAGGCCGCCCGTCGCCTCCTCCAGAACGTCATCGGCGTTCGCGCGCTTTCCGAACAGCCATAGCTCGTCGACGAGCACGAACCCGGCCTGCGACCCGGCCGCGGTATTCGTGTCGGCGGCGACCACCTTCAACTCCGCCCGCGTGATGCGATGCCGGATCGTCCGCTGATGGTCGATCACCTGCAAGAGGTCGGACAGCTCCGGATCTGCTCGCACCATTGCCGCGGCAGGCTTGAAGCTGTTGCCTGCGACCTTTTGCGTCGGCGCCAGGATGATCAGTTCAGCCAGCTCGCGCCAGTTCCGGATCAGCGCGGTCAGCATGATCCCGGCCGCGATCGTCGACTTGCCGTTCTTCTTGCTGATCAGGAGCATGAACTCGCTGATCAGGCGCTTGCCGCTCTCCGCGTCATAGGCCCCGAAGATCGCCGCAACGAAATCAAAGACGAACTGCTCGCAAGCCTCCCCAAAGGTCGGATTGCCGCTCACCCCCACCATGCGCAGCGATTTGAACACCGCGAGCGCCGCCTCCGCCTCATCCGGGAAAAGCGGGTCGAACGGTATTAGTGATCGCCGTTCAACAATCCGCTGCTCCCAGTCAGTGCAGGCGGTTGACCACTGCATCAGCGGTTATTGACAACCAGCTTCGGGCCAGACGGAGGGGCGAACTTGCCGCCCACCTGTTCCGCCGCTTCCTGTTGCTGCTCCTTCTTGCCGAGTTTCGGCGGCGCAGTTTCGCGACGCTTCACCGCCTCGGCCGCACCCGCAACCCGCCCCATCTCTTCGAGCTTTTTCATCGCCGAGACGTTCTTGTCGCGGGCGGCAGCGAACAGCAGGCCAATCACTTCCTTACGGCGCTGCGCATGGCCGTCCGCCAATTCTTCCTTGAAATGCTTCCGTAGGGTCGGCGTCGAAATACCGAGCGCCCGCGCAATGACGTCTTCCGATTCTCCGACAAACCGCATCTGCTCGACCGTTTGGCGGGCCTCGATTGTCGGCCGATATTCGGGGCGACCGCCCGATCTCGGCGCCTGAGGTTTCTTTGCCATTTGCGAATGTCTCCCGGAAATTCCCGGATCGAATAAAAAATCTCTTTGTGAGGGCGGCACCGGTGAGGGACGGAAACGCCTTGAAATATTCTTGCTCGCCCCCCCCATTTTGTTGCGCGGGGGCTGAAAAGTGACGGTTTTCTGCGGTTTTTCGAGGATTGCCGCGCGTCGATCGCGGGTCAAAACCCGCTCGCGCGTTCCTCTCTCTGGATCAGCCCATCGTGACAGGGTCGGCAGGCGCACTCCAAATTCTCAATGGACCAGAACAGTCTCTCGTCGCCGCGGTGGGGGCGCTTGTGGTTCGCCACCAGCATGGATGTATTCCCTTCCAGCTTCCCGCACCGCTGGCAGGTGAAGCGGTCCCGCACGAGGACTGCCCAACGGAGCTTGCGCCACCGTGCGGTGCTGTACCACTTGCGCCAGTGCTGCTTGCCCCGGAAGCGGTCGCGCTCCTGTTCGTCCTTTGGGGCATAGGCGATCGTCGAGGGCAGGGAGCGGACGCTGGGGCGCAGGGTCTTTAGTCTGCCCATGCGTCACCTCGCCAGATACAAAAAAGGCCGGCGCTTGGCCGACCCTTTGTGCTGCAGTCGCAGCTTTGAGACAGGCAATCTGATACAGAAGTCGGGCCAAGGTTGTCAACGAGATCATTGCGGACGAATGGGGCTGAGCACCAAAGATGGGGAAATGCTCACAGCTCAAGCCAGTCCGCGACCGCATCCGCGCACGTTCGAAGGGTGAGCATCCCGCTGTTGCGGCGGCATTTGGCCATCCTCTCGGCTCGCTTTACCCCGATCTCTTGGAGCACAACGATGTCGAAAAACCGTCGATATTTCGCCGGGATCACGCCTCGCGCCTTACGCATATCGTCGATCGCCTCAAGCTGATAGTCGCCGAACATCAGGCCCGCTGGAATGCCTGCCCTGATCCTATCGACCGTCTGCGCAGACGAGATGCGCCCGTCCAGCCCGGTTTCCTCGTATCGGTCGGCATACCAGGTGCAAGCCCGTAGCTGGCGCTCGTCGATCTTCCCGGCCTCGAAGGCGCGCTTGACCGGCGTTACGATCACGCGGCGCACCGTCTTGACCGATCGGGCATGGTGTCCCTGACCATCGGCCTGCACCGTGACGGACCTTGTCTCATGCTTGGCTAGCCATTCCGGGGTGGGTGGGACGACAGCATCGCCGACGTTCACAAACACGCCGGAGCGGATTTCCAGCTCAGCCGCCTTTCGCTCGGATTCCTCCTTGGCGTCGAGACGGGCCTGCCGCAGGAGTTTCGTTCGGCGCGCGTCCTCTTTCGCCTTCAGGGCTTCCACCGCGGCGACAGGATCTTCGTCCATCATGGCCCGGGCGAGCTTGTCGGCCGCCTGCTCGATCTCGCGCTCGCGGGGGCTGGGGATGTCGGGGTCGTGGTCCATTATGCCTTCGTGTCCTCAATCTGATAGCGAGCGGTCCAGCCTTTGCCGACGATCCATCGAAGGTCGCGGAAGAATGCCCAGCGGGTGATGATCCAGCGCTTTCGGGGGCGGCCCGTCACCCCTTCACCCTCCCAGCGCCCGTCATTCGCGCGCCGCATTCGCAATCCTTGGTCGTCATGTGGGGGGCTGGCTGCATCAGTTCACGCCGCCGACGAACGTCAGCCCCTCTTGCTTGCAATAGCGCCGGAACGCAGCTTCGTGCGTCTCGCCGGGCAGCATCGTGATGCCGTGGCCGACCGTGCCGCCCTTCCACGATCCCTTGCGCCTTCCGACCTCAGACGAGAAGCGAAGGTCCAGCGATCGGTCGACCCTGTTGCGGCCAAGGTAGAGCAGCCGGAAGACGCCTTTGCCGCGCTTCCATTCCATTTCCTCCATGCGACAGGTCGCGACGATGCGCTCGCCGTCGAAGTCCTCGAACTCGTATCGAGCGGCGGGGCAGGCACCCTTGAGGGCGGCTTTGGCGTCCGACCTGTTCCGGGTGAACCGGCCTATGGGAAGGTCCGCGAAATGCTCGCCCTCAAGGTCGTAGAGGCTGTAACGGACCATCCGATGTTCGCGCCACGGGAAGAACCAGACCTTCGACTTGCAGCCGGGCCATTCGTCCGTCTGCTCGCCGTAGTGCCAGTGGACCGCGCCTTCGGATGCCGAAAAGCCGTACTCGCGCTCGTGCTGGTCCCAATATCCGCTACCTTCGCCCTTCGACCATTCATAATGCGACGTGTCGACCCAGCGCCGAAATGGCTTGATGATCGCGGGCAGGGCGATGATGAGCGTGTGCGAGCCGAGCGCGAGGCGCAAGCGGCAGCCCGGATAATCGTCGCCGTCGCCCGATCCGAGCATCACGACAATCTGCTTGCGGCGCGGTTCATGGGCATAGGTGAAGCGCCCGAAATAGCGGTCGTTATTGCTCCAGCGAATTGCTTTCATTGTCCTTTTCCTTTCATCGGCCCGTAAATCTCATCGGCAAGCTGGTTGACCCGCGTCGCCATCGGCCATGACAGGTGATCGGTGTAGAAAACCACGAGCTTGCCGCCTGATCTCTCGCGCATCTCGCGGGCTGCTGAGCGTCCATTGGCTGGATCCGGGTCACGCATCTGGTCGGCGAATTTGCCGATCCCCGCTGCCGAGGTGGGGTAGCCGCTGGGGCGGGTCATACCGCGAATTCCCCGCGGTCGATCAGACGTTGCTTCGCCGCCAGAAGATCCTCCGCGCTGTGCTGGCGCTTGGGAACATATTCCGCGGCTGGCTCCGGCTTGGCTTTCGCAAGATGCTCCTGATGTTTCCGTCCGAGCGATCCGCTGGCGATGTGGAACCAGTCGGCCTGCTTGTCAGGCTTTCCCCGCAGCCAGTCGTCGAGCGCCGAGAGCTCGGCCTCGATGTCGGGGATGGCGTGGTAGGTCTTCTTCCAGCGATCAAGGTCGGCAGGGACCAGGCGGATCACGCTCCCCGCAAAAGCATATTCCTTCCCGCTCCCCCGAGCGGACTTCTCAGAGTTTCGCTCGCGCGGAATTTTAGGCTGAGGAGGAGGATCAGACTCCTCTACATCCTCCATCTTCCCTCCTCCATCCTCCATCTGAAATGACTTTTCCCCTTTTTGGGGAAATTTACCTCGCTTACCGCCAGACTTTTCCGAAACGTCATCGGTTAAGCCGACATATTTTCGGATATCAGGGGTGCTTGGGTGCACGTCATTGGGGGTTTTAGGCTTCTGGAACTTCCTGAAATTCCGAATTGCGCCGTAGTGACGGCCTTCGATTTCGAACTTTCGGACGATGTTAGCGCCCTCCAATTCGGAAAGGACTTCGCTCATGTCGATATTGTCGGCGGGGAAAAGCCGCATCTTGAGCATGAGCGGCTTCCACTCGAATATGCCTTTGTCGTCCGCCTCAACCCCGAGACCTATCACGCAAAGGCGCGCGGCCATGCTGACCGAGACGAGGTCTTCGTCGGTGAAAAACCCGGGATGGATGGACCTGATGCGTGCCACGCTGATTACCTCGTCTGGTTGGAGTTGAGGCCGCGGACGGCCTGGTATTCTCGGAGAAATGAGCCGTTGACCGTGATCCCTGAGGCGCCATTGCGGCGTTTCAGAATGATCATCTCGATCTGGTCTTTGATGGCGGCCCGATCGGCCTCCCATTCGAACAGCTTGGTTTCGAAATTCGGGGAGCCGGGCGATGGCTTCGTCTGCTCATGATAATAGAGCGCGCTGTAGAGGCCGACGACCTTGTTCGCGTCCTGCTCGATCGAACCGGATTCGCGAAGGTCGGAGAGGCGAGGGCGCTTGTCTTCGCGCTGCTCGACGGCCCGACTTAGCTGGGACAGGGCCAAGACACCCAATTGCTCGTCCATCGCTATTTGCTTGAGGCCCCGGCTGATCTCGCTGATCTCGGCGGTGCGGTTTTCGTCTCGCCCCTTCTTCGATCCCGACATGAGCTGGAGATAGTCGACGACCAAAAGGCGCATCGGGACGCCGCGCTTCTCGAAGATCCGCTTCCAACGCCGTACCAGACCGCGGAGCCGGGGGATGGTAAGCGTCGGTGTCTGGATGACCTCGAGCGGAAGTTTGCGCATCTGGTTGCGCAGCTTGGTGATCCGCTCCCGCTCTTCGGCGTTCAGCCAGCCATTCGCGATTTTCGAATAGTCGATCGGATTGGAATAGGCAGCCGTGTCGGCGATCAGTCGCCCGCCGAGTTCAAGGGCCGACATTTCGTGACTGATGAAGAGAACGCCTCCGCCGCCGGCATCTTCGGGGTCGAGCGCGTTACGGGCAACGCCATTCGCATAGGAGACGGCGAGAGCGGTTTTTCCCGAGCCAGGACGACCTGCGACGATGACAAGTTCTGTGGGCCGGATCTTGCCAAGCGCTCTATCCAGTTCGGGGATGCAGCCACAGGCGACGCCGGCGGAGGGCTGGTCCCATTCGGCAATGACCTCGTCGACGCAGGCATCGGCACTGAATGCCATCTTGCTGTCTGCCTCGGTCCCGTTGATCTTCTCAAGCGCGCTTTGCGCCTCGTCGAGAAGGCTTTCCGGGTCGATCGATTCCGACGTGTCGGTTGCGCTTTCGATCAGCGTGCGGCTTACCGATATGACTTCGCGCAGTATGGCGAGGTCGATGATCTGCTTGGCGAAGTCCTTTGCCCCAATCAGTCCTGCGCCGCTCCCGGTGAGCTGCGCGAGATAGCCGATGCCGCCGACCTCCTTCATCGCTTCGTCATTCTCGAAGAAGGGCTTGAGCGTGACCGCGGTGACGCCCTTGCCTTCGTTGAACAGCGAGACGATGCGCTCGAAGAGGCGGCCGTGGAGCGGTTCATAGAAATGGGCGACCGACAGCGCGGAAGGCAGGCTGTCGATGATCTTGTTCTCAATCAGCATCGCGCCGATGAGCGCGGCTTCGGCTTCGACATTACGGGGGAGATGGATCTCAGGGGTCACATCGTCCCCCGGAGCTTGTCGACAACGCGATTGGCAGCCTCACCGATAGTCACGGTGCGGTCGGGAATTTGCTTCCAGCTATCCGCCCGCCAGCCCTTGCGCTCAGCCTTGGCGAGCATATCCGCTTCGGTGAGGGTGATGTTACCGTAGCGCCAGAATTTGCCCTTGGGGTTTGCCTTCCCTTCTGCGTCACAGCGATAGACCGGGCCGTCTCGGCGAAGATGCCGGGCGGCCATGTCGGCGATGCCTTTTGCGCCCTGTCCGTCAAAGCGCGGGCCACGATCACGAGCGAAGTTTCCAGACGCCTTCTTGAGGCCCATCGCATTGGCGCGGGTCTTGATTGCGAGTTGCGTGCGCCCCGGCAGAACCTCGCATAGCTGAGCATAAGTCATGGAGTTGAAGTTCGTCCGCAACAGATAGAGTTCGCGTTCAGACCATGCGTCGGGCTGGGGCTTCGGAACGGCACCGCGCTTCTTGCGCCAGCGCAGGACGGTGCCTTTGGCGATGCCATAGCGCTCCATTGCCTTGCGGATCGGCATGGAGGGATCGAAGTCGGCGGGGATCGGTTTCAGCGCCATCCGTAGGCCCTCGCCTTGAGGTCGCGGACATCGGTGAAAGCCGACTGGTTGAGCCGGAATATCGTTGCCAGATAGAGTTCGATCTTCTCGCCAAGGAAGTCGCGAGCCGTGTCGATAGGCCGCTCGTCCGCACCTAGATTGTAGATACGGCTGCTGACGGCCTGTGGCGTCCGTCCGAGGCGTTCACCGATGGCGGCAACGGTCATGCCCGCCGCCTTCATCGCGACCAGCGTGGCGTCGTGCTCGGGCGTCCAGGGGCGTTCTTTCGCGCCGCGCTTCAATTGGTCGAGGGCTTGCATCTTCGTCATGCCACAGGCTCCCCGACAGGAGCGACGTTCATCTGCTCGATGACTTCGCGGTCGAAGTCGTCGGGTTCGTGATCGTCGATCTTGCGGAACAGCGTTTCGGGAAAACCGCATCCAGCGTTTCGCGGTGACACATCGGAGAAGCCGAGCGCGCGCTCACCGCCTGCCCATCCGATGGGGCGACCGATGCGCGCCACCGTGTAGATCGCGCCGATACGCAGGATGCTCGAAGGCAATTCGAACATCGGGTGCGCGATAGCGACGCACAGCGCCAAATCCCCAACCTGCCAATCATCCGACATTGGCCGCCTCCTTCATCCATTTGGAAACCTGTTCGACAGAAGCCCTCACGATCGGCGCGACGGCCTTTGCTATCCGTTCGTCCGACATGGGGTGACCATCAGCCGCCGCGCGACAGCGGGCGACCTCGCGGAGCGCGATCGTGCGTTGTAGTTTGAGGGCTTCGGGTTTCATGCTGCCAGCGCCTCCGGCTGCCAGTTGCAGAGGTCCGGCTGGTTCGCGGCCACGAGCGCCCGGGCGACGGGTGGACAAACGCTGTTGCCGATCGCACTGATCTGCTCGGCAATTGTGAGGCGCTTCTCGACCCACTTGCCGCGCACGAATTTGCGGACGACGGGATCAAGAACATAATCGTCCGGGAAGCCCTGCGCGCGGGCGAGCTCGCGGGGTTTCAGCATGCGCAGGCCGATATCGACGATGACATAGGTCGTGGCGTCGATCGTGACCGTGACGACGGCAAAGCGCGCCTTGACGGTGACGACGTCGAGCGGGCGGTCGACTGGCTGGATCTGCGCCGTCTCATTCTCGCCGTCCGTGCCGTAGTACTTGACCAGAAAGGCGGCCGTGCGAACTGCGCGCGCCATCATTTCGGGCGGCAACGCGCCCTCTTCGATCATTGTCGTTTCAACGATGCGCTGGGTGCATCCCTTGCCGACGATCGTCGAGAGAGGCTTACGGGGCGTGTGACCGACCATGCCAGTATTCGCCTGCTCGATATGGGCGGCGACGACGGCGTGATGCTGTCCGCCCGCGCGCGCGGTGCGCAGCGGCAATTCCGGATCGCCCCCAGCCGCGGCCTTGTCGCTGCCGTAGAAGCTCGACAGGAACGCGGTGACCGCAGCGGCCTGTGACCCCTTGGCAGTGACCGTCCCGTAGGGCTTGCGAGGGTCGAGGGCGCGCGGGGCCTGTCCATCGCGCTCGCCATTGCCCATCTTCACGAGCGTGGCGCCTACGACGCCGTTTGTGTCCTTTTTCGACGCCGTGACAGCGTGCATAGGCTTGACGATCGGGCGATTGAGGCCGCCTTGCTGGCCGTATGAGACGAACGACGCCAGCTCGACGTCTGATACCGCGATCTCGCCTCGATGGGCGCCAGTGATCGTCCGGAAGGGCTCGGCGCTGTCGTGCACGCGAACGCTACCCTGATGGGTCACCGGCACAAGGAAGGGGCGCTGCGCCTGCACGACATAGCGCATGACGCCGTGCGCAATCCGGCGCTTGGTCGCTTCGGCAAGCTCGCGGTCGCGCTCAAAGATTGAGGGGCAATCGATCGTCCAATCGATGCACTCGGCCGCGGTGCGATATGGCAGCAACCTGCCCGCGATGACGCGGCGATCGGTCGGTGAAGCATGGGTAGGCTTCGGCCAAACGATCGCGTTACCGTCGCGGCGGAAGATCATGTAGAGGCGCTTGCGCGAGGTCGGGGCGCCATAGTCGCATGCCCTGAGCACGCGCCATTGCACGCGATAACCGAGCCTGCGGATCGAGCGGACGAAGCGCTTAAACTCTCGGCCCTTCTTGTCGGGCATCGGCACGCCGTTGCCGTCCAGCGGCGCGGCATATTCGAACTCTTCGACGTTCTCGAGATATCCGACTGCCGGAAGCGTCTCTTCGAGCCAGTGGATGACCTCCCAGCAAAGCGCCCGTATGGAGCGATCCTTGACCGGACCGCCCTTCGCCTTGCTGTATTCCTTGCAATCGGGCGAGAACCACGCGCCGCCGACCGGGCGGCCGCGGGTCGCGGTGCGCGGCAGGAAGGGCGAGCGGATATCGGTGCAATGATGCTCAGTCTCGGGATGATTTGCCTTGTGGATCGCGATCGCCGTCGGGCTATGATTGATGGCGATGTCGACATCACGACCGAGCGCCTGGCCGATACCGGTGCTAGCACCGCCTCCGCCCGCGAAACCGTCAATGAAAAGGGGGTGTAGTTTCATGCGATTCCTCCCAACGGCGGCCGCAGAACCTCGTTGGCCGACCACGGCGGACGGATGCCTTCGCGGTCGCAGGCGTAATCGAGCACGCCCACAGCCTCAGCTTCGTCGCCATTTTTGACGCTGATGCCGATCTGGCCGCACCGCTCCTTGGCGTATTCCTTCAGTTCCACCGATTTCTTGCCGCGCTTCATGGCGCCGAGAAAATGCCGACGCCATGTGGCTTGATGGACGGCAATGAACCGGATGCCCTTAGCTGCCGCGAAGCTCTGCGCGTGCGCGAACAGGCCATAGGTGATGAGCAGGGTCTCGAACGTCGTTTGCTTGGTAACGGCTTGGGGCTGCAGCGGCTCTTCGCAATAGATGACGTGAGCGCCACCTATGATGCAATTGAGGTCGCTCAACTGCTCGTGCAACCGACCGAAAGCCGTTCCGAGGTCGGTGAATTTAGAGCCGAGCGGCTTGGACACGACTACCGGCTGAGATGTTTTACCATCCCAGCCGGCGAGCCCTGACATGCTCTTCGATAGATCGCAGCCGATGATGCGCATTAGTGCGTCAGCGTCGCGAGCTCGGGCCGCGCCTTTTCGACCACCGGAATGATCGGCTTGGCCTCGCCGCCTTCGGCCTGGTCGACCAGATCGCGGGAGATACCGATGCCCGACCGCTCGAGCAGGCCGCTCAACGTGCGGAAATAGTCGTCGCGCAGTTCGGGATCCATGCGCAGCAGCTTGTGAAAATCCTTCGCCGCCTTCTTGTTGCAGTGGCAATCGTCCTCGATCACCTTCCACGCCGCGGCCTGATCGCCGCGGACCTTGGCGCCCTTTTCGAGAAGAGGGTTCAGGTCGTTGGTGATAACCCTCAGCGCGCGATCGAAATCGGGCTCCGGGATCTCCCCGCCGTTTTGCGGGCCGTCGTCGTTTTTAGCCATGTGAGGCTCCTTTCATGGTTGTTTCAGCGGGGGAGGTTTCAACCGCGCGGTTTTGCCGGCAGAGGGGGGCGGGCGTATTCCCGCCCTTGCTCCGCTGGGTGGCCCGCGGGAGTGTGCGGGCCCGCGTCCTGTCGGCATGCTCGGGTGCCGTTCCCGAACCATCCTTTTTCCGGGCCGCTGAGCCCCGGCAGGAATCTGACAAAGGCGCGGGAAGGCTCTCACCCTCCCGCGCAGAGGATGCCGGGCTAACTCCCCGCCCGGCGTCCGGTGGATTGCTCTCAGCCTTCCGCGCAGCGCGGCGGGCCTTAACCTTAGCCTCGATGACATCGCGCGGGCGCGGCGGGTTCGGCGCTGCTCTGCGCAGCGCTTCGGTCGTGGCAGCCCGGAGGGCGCGTGTTGCGCTATGGGCGGCCTTACCGGCCTGGACGTGCTTGTGATGGATGATGTCGAGCTGGGCTTCTGCCCGGAGCGCGCGGGTCTGGGCGTCGTGCATGAGCGCCTTGAACAGGCTAGCCGACGCTTTCGCCGCGCTCAGGCGGGACCGGAAATAAAGGGCTGTCGCTCCCGACGCAGCAAGCGAGGATGCAAGCGATAGCGCGATGGTCGAGGTCCACGTCATGCGGCCACCGCGTCGAATTTCGTGGTTTCGTTGCCCCAACAATCCCAGCCGGGGCGGGACTGGCGGGCGAAGAGTTCGGCCCAGCGTGTCGCGCGCGGCATGATCCGCTCGCAGACGTCGTATTGTTCGTCGGGCTTCCGGCTATGCTCGCGGCGAATCGCGTCGATCACGTCGAGGTCATTGGTCTCGATGACGTTGCGAATATTGTTGGCCGTCTTGGGGCTGCCCAACGTGCCGATCAGATATGGTTCAGTCGCGCTGCGAAGGACATAGCCGCAGCCGAAAGCCGACTTTCCGTGCTTCGTGCGCTTATGCCACGCGCCACCGGTGACATAGCGAAAGCCCCAAGCGTCCATGAGGGTCATCGACTGGCGCAATGTCGGCCAGCAGGCCCAGAGCATCAGCAGGGCATCGCCGCGAGCGAGCTGCTGGACGGGCAGAGCTTCCAATTCGGCCCACGTCATGGTCGGATAGTGCGCGGATGGGCTCTTGCCTTGGCCCGCGTCCGAATAGGTCTCGAATCCGGTCGCCGGATCGGCGAGGATCACGTCATAGGACAGCGGGGTCAGGCTCGCGAAGGGCCACGTCATCCCGCCCGCCCCCGCAGCCGATCAATCCCAGCCTCTGCCGCTTCCAGTTCGTCCAGAAGGTCAGAGCCTGCACTCATCGCTAGAGCGCAGCCCACGAACAGGCCGACAAAGCCGCCAGCAGAGAAGATGGCGACGGCGAGGATGGCGTTCACTGGCCGACCCCCTTGAACCGGTCGGCTTCCGCGATGATCCCCTGATACCGCGCCACAACCGGGCGGGCCTTGTCGGCAATGCGGATCGTCTCGCGGTGATCGCGCTTCCCGTCGCGCATGGCCTCGGTGTGCTCGGCGGTGAGCGCGGCGGCGTCTGCGATGATCTCGAAGTCCAGCACAGCTTCCCGTCCGAGTGGGGCGAGCTGGTAGCCGTAGCGGGCGAGCAATTCGTCCAGTGCCGAAGGATCGGCGAGCAGAAAATCGAGCAAGCCTTTGCCGTTCGGGATGCTGCCGGCGAATACCTTATCAAGCGCCCGCGTGGTGCGGCCCGACTTGTCGGCGAGGTTGCCGCGCCCGATCGAGGCCGCCACCCGCGCCAGTCCGGCGCACAAGGCGCTATGGAACGCGGCTTCGGTTAACGGACCTCCATTCGGAACGACAGGCTGGAACAATTCAGGCATCAATCCCTCCATGGACATGAGATTTGCAGACCACATCCCGGCCGTGACGACGCATGACGCGGTGAAAGTGCAGCGGCTCCACGAGCAGTGCGCGGCCCTCTTCCTCGTCGATCGCGTAGACGCGGACGGGCTGGTTCAGCGCTCGGGCGATGGCCTGCGAAGGGCTATCCCCGCTGGTCGGGGGGGGATTGACCAGCGGGGCGCTCGCCGTTTCAGGGCCGGCGAGAGGGGGAAGGGGGTTGCTGCCGGGCGTCATTGCGGTGCGCCTTCGACTGAGCGACCGCCTGGGTATTCCCACTGGTCGCAGGCAAAACGCTCGGGATGGTGTATCGTGTTGAAGATCGTCACGTTGCCGACGCGCATCGGGACAAGCTGCCTCCAAGCGGCCACCTTATGCCCAGCAAGGCATTCCCCACGATCAATGTCGTGGCATCCTGCTAGCAATGAAGCGGCCAGAAGGGCGATGGCGCGCGCCGACATCGATCAGGCCGCCTGTCCGGCGCGGGCTTCGCGCTCATGAGCCAGATCAGCCGAAATTCCAGCCTCGATGTAGGTGATGACCCGTTCCGCCTCATCGACGGAAAGGGTTGTGGCAAGCAGTGTCACAACATCGCGGCTCGACAGCCCCATGTCTTTTGCAAGCGCGAGATTATCCCTAATCCGCTCCCGAAGAGTGAGACTGACATCACGCCGTTGCGTCACCCTAATCGGGGTAACGACCTCATCGGGTGGGATGATTGTGAGCATTTCGCTGTCGAACGCGAACCATTCGCCCCGAAGGGACAGATGGTCAAAACGACGATGCAACCAGCGCTCGGTAGCCGGTCCGCCGTCGATGAGCCGGATCAAGACAAGGGTATCGGCCTGCGAGGTTTGCAATGCCGAAAGGCGCGAACGAACGTCCGTCGAAAAGCCAATCTTCACATGGCCCGAACGCGCGTTCTGGATGAAGTAGACCGAACAGCGGGCGAGGTCGCGGGCGTTCATGCGGCCTCCGAAGCGTCGGCTTTGGCGAGAGCTGCGTATTCCTCGGGCGGGTATATGTCAGGCCGCCAGACATGGCGTGGGATGCCAGTTTCGGCTTCGGCCTTGAGGACGAATTCCGCGGGAAGCTGCGAACCTCGGGCAATCCAGTTCGAAATGTTTTGCTGACTGGTGCCGATCGCGTCGGCGAGACGGCTTTGCTTCCCGTCAAAGCGGGGCAGGGCGAGTGCGCGTTGAAGAGGGGTCTGGGTCATGAGCGCAACGCTTACAATCGAAGCGTTACAATTACAACCCTTTTGTAGCGGCGCTACAATCAATAAGTTTGTAGCCACAGCCGACATGGAGATGCCCGATGATCCCGGCAAGGCCGGACTGTGGACGAAGGCCGAACGCGAAAAGCGCGGATGGTCGGCAGCGGACCTTGCTAAGCGCATCAATGGACAGGCAAGCTATCAAGGCGATCCGACGCGAGTCAGCCAACAAGTCGTGTCTAAGTGGGAGCAGGGAAAGACGAAGCGCGCACCGGCATGGACGCGCTACATTCCGATGGCTTTTGAGGCAGGGAACAGCGAGACGGCGCTTGACGTCCATCTTCACACCGGCCTGGAAGACACGAGCGTCGACATTCAACGACTGCCGACTTGGGTAGGCCTCGGATCGGGCGGGACGGGCGATGACGACCCGGGCAAGGTGTCATTCTCGCGCGACCTTGTGATCCGCGAGCTGCGCGCCGATCCGGAGGCTCTGCTGGCGATGGTCGCTGAGGGCAATTCGATGGAGCCGGACTTCCGCGGTGGCGATCAGATATTGGTTGATACTCGGCGCAAGTCGCTCGCGCAGCCGGGAGCGTTTTGCATTTGGGATGGGGACGGGCATGTCGTGAAGTTCATCGAAAAGGTTCCCGATAGCGATCCCCAGCAAATTCGGCTGGTTTCGGCGAATGACCTTTATGAGCCTCAAATCAGGTTGCTGGATGACGTGAGGATAGTTGGTCGCGTCGTCTGGTTCGGGAGACGGGTTCAGTAAGGCATCACTTGGGGGAGGGGGAATGAGCGACCAGCTTTGGATTGCGACCGTCATATTCGGTGCGCTCGGCTTCATAATCTGGATTGCATTCAGGACGCCCGAAGAACAGGGCAAGCCGCCCGCGCATGGTGAGGCTGCACCGCAGGCGACAGCCGAAATTCCGGTGGGGCAGCAACCGAAGGCGGGCGGCGCCTGGACGGCGACCGGCTGGACAATCGCAACATGCGGGGCGGTCGCGCTCGCGCTCGCGATTTCCATGAAGTCGACCGTGGAGGCCTATACGCCGTCCACGATCCTCGGGCCGGGCGGACAATCAGAAGTCGCTAATCTCGATCTCATGTTTCAGAAGGGCGTGGCTGTGGCGGGCAGTCTGACGGCGCTCGGCATCGGCGTTTTTTGCATAGCTGTGGGGGCAATCATCAATGCGATATCTTCTCGGAATTAGTCTGGCACTCGCCGCAGTGCCGTGCGCGGTGTTCGCGGAGCCGCTTTCCAAACAGGAGGTCTTGAACCTCAACAGCGCAGGCCTTGGCGACGAAGCTGTCATCGCCAAGATCGAGGCCGATGGCGTCTCGTTCGACCTGTCGGTGGACGAGATGATCACCCTCAAGCAACAGGGTGTTTCGTCGGCCGTCATCGCCGCGATGGTGAGCGCCGGAAGCAAGCCACAGATGATGCCGGACTCTCCCGATCCGATGGTCGCGCATCCTGCCGGGGTCTACGTGCTGGTCGGCCAGGGCGTCGCAGCGAAGATGGAGAAGATGAATCCATCAGTCACGACGCAGGCCAAGACCGGCGGCATCTGGGGCTACGCGCTGACAGGCGGCATTGCATCAGCGAGCATCAAAGCTGTGATCCCCGGCGAAACCGCGCCTGTGAAAACGGGACGCTCGCCGACCTTCTACTTCTTCTTCGACGATCCGAGCGAGAGTTCCGGTTCCAATGTCTGGGCCAGCGGCGCGAACACGATCGTCATGTCGCCTTCTGAGTTCAGCCTTGTCGAATTGAAGCGCAAGGATGAGCGCAGGGAGGCGCGCGTCGGCAGCACCAATATCGGCGGCTCCAAAGTCGGCGTGATGGACAAGGACCGCGTTGCCTTCACCTCGACCGAAGTTCGGACAGGCGTTTTCAAAGTGACGCCGACCGAGCCGCTGGAGCCGGGCGAATATGGGTTCATCTTTTCACTGACCGGCGGTGGGGCGGGCGGTGCGATGACCGCGCGCATCTTCGATTTTTCGGTGCAGTGACAGTGCCCGCCGCCCCCGCCCTTAACCGCCCGCTGATCGCCGCCGCCCGCGAGATAGCCGCGAAGATCGCGGCCCAGCTCGACGCGGATATGACGGCACCGACCGTTACCCTGACACGTGAGGAAGCGGTGTTGGCGCAGGGGTTGCTTGAAGGGGCGGCGGTGGCGTTGGAAAAAGAGGCGAAGGGGTGAAAGAGGCCGTCGCGGAGATCATTCGAGACCCGCTCGCGCTCTGGACTGCCGTGATCGGCACGTTGACCCTGATGGCAGTGTGGCTGAATTTGCGGATTAGCCACCGGACCGCGCAAGGAAACGCGCCCCACATTGTTGCGAAAATCGAAGGGCCGCAGAGACGCCGGCGCATCCAGTTTTGCATCGATGGGCCGAACAAAGACAACTGGAAGGTCGAAAAGGCAGCGCTCAAATGGTGGAGCAAAAATCAGTTCTGCCGACCGATCATCGAGCAAGACGAATATGGCGAGGAAATCCAAATTGGGGCCGAGCCTCAGGGTCGGTCGATCCGGTCGCCGTCGTCGCCACTGATATTGGCAGAATTGCCCGCTTCATCTTTCGATGTGTTCTTCACCATATCTCTCAAAAGCGATCCCAAGATCAAAAGGCGCTGCGCCGCCCGCATTGACGCGATCGCCTGAGCCAACATCAGCACGGCGACGGCCAGCAATATAATCTCCGGCATCATACCCATAAAATTCTCCTTCCCGGCCCATGCCGTGGGGAGGGTGTAGCATGGTTGTAGTCGTCTACAAACTAGTTGTTGACAGATATACAATCGGTTTGTAACAAAGCCCCGTCACCACGACGGAGCCGATATGTCCTTTTACCCCCAAGACCGCAGCCACCACGAACGCGAAGAGCGGCTTGACGCTCTCGCCAACCGCGTGCTGGCCAGCCCGGCACAACTCGCGATCTGGAACCTCGATGATGAACTGAGGGCGATCGACGAAGCCGCTCACGCCCTGTCGGCGGGCTGCTCGATAAGAGATCGACAAATCCATCTCGCGACGCTCGCCGGTCGGACGCGCGAAGAGGCGCGGGCGGACGCTCATCGCCGGTTTCGTCGCGCCTATGAGGCTGCGGTTGCCAGCGAAAGGGCGGCAGCATGAGCCGGTATAGCACTCATCCAGACGCGACGATCATCGACGCAAGGGATCCCGAAAACTTCGATGTCAACGCGGCTCAGCAGCCGGTTGAATATCAGGGCCAAATCTTCATGCCCTGCGGCGCCTTCTTCGTCACCCGGCATAGCGCGCGTAAGCTGGACGGCACCCTCAGCCGCGACGTTGGCTGCGTCCTGATGTCGCTCCCTCGCGCGCCGTTCGGCCTTGTGGTCTCGCTAACTCCAGAGATCCTGCGCGCGACTGGCAAAGCCATGATCAACATGGCCACGGAGATCGAGGCGGACGCCGCCCAGCTCGCAGATGCCGCGCTTAACAAGGCGGCAGGCAAATGACCGACACTGCTGGGCCTGTGCAGGTGACGCAGGCGATTGAAGCAATCCCCAGCGAAATCTGGGATGAGGTAGACCGGATCGCAGGGCCGAATGGTCGCACCCATCGCGAATGGGCGCAGGCCGTAGATCGACTTCGCTGCGCGCTCGCCGAACAGCTTGTCTTAGCCCGTTCCAGCAGCACGGCAAGCAGCGCGGCGACCCTGAATGTCCCGACTGCCGTTATGGCCGAAGGCGAGCGCAAGGAGGCTGTCCGCGCGGCGGCTGCGCTTCTCGCGCCCTATAGCGCCGATCCAGCCGGGACACCGACCCGCGACGCGCTGGTTTTCCTGAATGCCGCGATCAACGAAGCGGCAGCGGCACATTTCGCAGCCCTCGCCGCATCGAGCCACCCGGCTAGTGCGGGGGATGAGACGCGCGAGGCACTTGCCTTCATCGACAAGTTTTTCGAACCTTGGGGATCGTGGAAAACCGTCTGGTGGGAAAGCGAGGTTTCCGGTGACGCCGCATTTTCTGCCGACAACGCGTTAAAACACGTCGCGAATATCCTTCGCCGCGCCCTCTCCGCCACCCCCGCACAGGAGGTTGATGAAACCGAGCGGCTGCGCAGCGAAATGCAGCGCGCACTCACGATCCTTGAACGGAACCTGCACCGTCAAAACGAAAAGTGCGACGACGCGGTGAGGATCCTTCGACGCGCCCTCGCCCACGAAGGAGATGCGCGGTGACGGCGACGTCAAATCATGGCCGGGGTAGCGCAGAGGTAGCGCGCCCTCATCAGGGAGCCGTGCGCTGCGATCGGGTCGCCCCCGATTGTATCACGGACGTTGCGCGCGACGTGTCGCAGGTTCGAATCCTGCCCCCGGCCGACCTTTCCCGCACTCCCTTTCACATCAGGGCGCTCTGGGTCGCAGCCGTCGCCCTGGTCGGCGCGCATCCTTTTTGGGTGCGCGCCGGCATGCCCATGCCCGCCGAAATCCTCGCCCGCCTCACGGAGATCCTGAATGTCTGAAGCCGAAGTACTCGAGCCGTCGACCGAGCTCGTCCCGATCGAAGATATGACCGCTCTTGCCGCCACGGTCGAAAAGCAGCCCGGCATCGTCCTGCTCGATCGCGAGAAATACAACGCTTGGTACGAGAGGCTGGCGGCGGACGCCCCGCGCGACGTCGACGTCAACACGCACAAGGGGCGTGAGGCGCTGCGGTCCTATGCCGCAAAGATCCGCTCGGAGAAGTCCAAGATCGACAAGGCGCGCCTCAAAATGACCGAGGAATGGCGCGACATGGTCAAGCAGGCCAACGCCGCCGGCTCCGAGATCCGCGAGCAACTGGACGCCCTCGCTGTCGAGGTCCGCAAGCCGCTCACCGAATGGGAAGAGGCCGAGAAAGCGCGCGAGGCCGAAGTCGAGCGCATCCTGAAACTGTTCAATTCCGCGCGCTACGTCGAGATGGGCGAAACGTCCGACAGCATCCGCGAGCGCGGCACGATCGTCCATAACATCGCGATCGATCCCGATCTTTTCCGCGACCGCACGGAAGAGGCCGAGAAGGCGAAGTCCGAAACGGTCGCGCACCTGTTCGCAGCGCTCAAAGCCGCGGAGAAGGCCGAGGAAGACCGCCGCGAGCTGGAACGCTTGCAGAAGGAAGCGGCCGAGCGCGAGGAAGCGGAGCGCCAGAAGCGCGAGGCCGAGGAAGAAGCCGCGCGCCGGGCCGAGCAGGAGCGCATCGAGGCGGAACGGCGCAAGGCGGCCGAAGAAGCCGAGCGTGAGCGCATCGCCGCTGCCAAGAAGGAGGCTGAAGAGCGCGCTCGCCGGGAAGCCGAAGAGGCGGCGGAAGCCGAGCGCCAGCGCATCCAGCGGGAGCATGAAGAAGCCATCGCGGCCGAACGCGCCCGCGCTGAGGAAGCGGAGCGCGCGGCGCAGGCCGAACGCGATCGCGTCGCTGCCGAAGAAAAGGCGCGCAAAGAAGCTGCGGAGCAAGAGGCAGCCGAGAAAGCCCGCCGAGAAGCCGACCAGGCCCACCGCACCCGCATCAAGACGGCCGCCAAGAAGGCGATCATGACGTGCGGAGCGGACGAGGAAACCGCTCAGAAGATCGTCTTGGCGATCATAGCCGGCGAGATTCCCGCCGTGCGGATGGAGTTCTGACCATGTCGGAAGCGCAACTCCCCGCGGGCGAATACGCAATCGTCGAAGTCATGGGCCACCGCACGATGATCGGGCGCGTCGAAGAGATGGAACGCTTCGGCACCAAGATGTTGCAGATCGAGCCTATTTTTCGCTCGACCCTCTTGGACCCCGTCATGATCGGCGGCGCGTCGATCTATCAGTTCACGCCGTGCAGCGCTGAAATCGCTGCATCGCGTGCGCCGACGCAGGACTGGCAACTGCCTCCTTCAGTCCGGGTCACAGTGCCCGCCGCGCTGCTGCCCCAGCCCGACGCCGAGCCCGAAACTCCTGCACCTTCGCCGGCCGTCGACGATGACGACGACGACTATAAGCCGTTCTGAGGGTCTGACGATGGATAACCCATTCGCCAAGGACTATTCCGGCCCGCCCCCCAGCGAGGAACCGACGTACGAGCGCGCCAAGCCGCAGCCGAAGGTTGACGATGACCAGCCTTTGATCGCTGAGCCTGGCGCCTACCCCGATATTGACGGCGAGCGTTATCACGCGGTCGAAATATGCGCCTCGCCCTCGATAAGCTCGACCGGATTGAAGACGATCGAGGGGCAGACGCCCTTCCACTACTGGTATCAGTCGCCGCTCAACCCCAACAGGCCGCAGCGCGAGCAGAAGTCGCATTTCAACATCGGCAAGGGCGTCCATGACCTGCTTCTGCTGCAGGGCCTGTTCCCTAAGAACTATTTCATCCTCCCCGACGGCTACGACGGGCGACTGAAAAAATGGGCCTACGCAAAGGACGAGAAGGCCGAGGCCGAAGCCGACGGCATCCCGGTCCTCACATTCCCGCAATATCGAATGATCGAGGCGATGGCGGCCCAGGTCGAGAAGGACGAGCTCGCCAAGGCTTTGCTCATCAGTGGCACGCCCGAAATGACCGTCATCGCGAAGGATCCCATCACCGGCGTTTTCATGCGGGCGCGGCCCGACGTGCTGCCCGAGACGATGGATATCGTTCCCGACATCAAGACGACGATATCGGCGCATCCGATCGCCCTCGAGAAGCAGGCGACCAATCTCGGCTATTTTCAGTCCGCGGCGCATTACATCGATTGCGTCGACCTGGTCTTTGGCGAGCCCGACCGGAAACGGCGTTTCGTGCTGATCGCGGTCGAGAAAGAGCCGCCGCATCTCGTCCAGATTTACCAGCTCGACGACGAGGCGATCCAGATGGGCCGCATGCTCAACAGGCGCGCGCTCAACACCTTTGCCGAGTGCCTGAAATCGGGGTTCTGGCCTGCCTATTCGCGGCCCGAAAACCCGATCCTCCACCTTCACATGGCGCGCTGGAAGCACGCCGAAATCAACCAGCGCGTCGATTCTGGCGAGCTTTCATGGGAGCAATAAGTGAACGATATCGTTACCCCCGAGCAGATCCGTCAGCAGGCCAACCGCATCCCCGGCGCCAGCCAGGCGACGAACATCGAGCAGTCGCGAGCGATCGCCGAGGTTCAAGCAATGGTGCTCGTCGCTCAACGCGCACCGCGCGACGAGGGGCGGGCGATGGCGCACGCGCTGGCCAGTTGCAGCCAGATGGCCGTCGCCTCGCGCTCATTCTTCAGTTTCAAGCGCGGCGGCGAGATTGTGACCGGCCCGACGATCCAGTTGGCGACCGAGTTGGCGCGGTGCTGGGGCAACATTGACTATGGCATCATGGAACTGGCCCGCGACGACGTCGCCGGCCATACCGAAATGCTCGCCTTTGCATGGGACTTGGAGACCAACACGAAGTCCCGGCAGACCTTCATTGTCCCGCACACGCGCGACACGCGGCACGGCAAGAAGGCGCTCACCGATAACCGCGACATTTACGAGAACAACGCAAACAACGGCGCCCGCCGCCTGCGCGAGTGCATCTTCCGCGTCCTGCCGCCCTATCTCAAGGTGGCGGCGGAATCGCGCTGCCGGGAAGTGCTTGAGAAGGGCGAGGGCGACCAGCCGCTGCCGACGCGCATCGCGGGCGCGATCGAGCACTATTCTCGGATCGGCATCAGCCTCGACCGTCTCGAAGACCGCTACGGGCCGAGCGCCAATTGGACCCCGGTCGAGCTCGCCAACCTTCAAATCGTTTACCAGTCTATCAGGAACGGCGAAACGACGGCCGAAGAAGCGTTCCCCAAGCCGGGAACCGACGACGTGACCGAGGATCTGCGCAAGATTGCCGACGCGCAGAAGAAGGCGGCACCGCCGGCAAAGGCGGACAGCGGCAAGGGTGACGCAAAGCCCGCTGCGGACGAGGCCGACAATACGCCGCCGTGGCGCGCAGTGGTCGATGCTCACATTGCCGCGGTGAAGGCGGCGACCACCGTCATCGACCTCAAGGCCGCGATCAATCTTTTCGACAAGCACCGCAAGGCGATGCCGGACGAGGCGATCGCTGAGGTCAACGACGCCGAGCAGGAAGCAACTGCGCGGCTCAACCCGCTCGCCGGCGGATAACCGGCATTTCCAAGGAGAAGAGCAATGGGAATATTGAAAATGGTCGGTCTGGTGACGGCCGAAGAGCACGCGAAGGTGGTTCGCGATCGCGATGAAGCCCGGACGGACCTTTCGACCTGCAAGCGCGACCTTGAAATCGCCAACGCGGCGGTCGCTGGGGCGAATGATCTGATCGAGAAGCTGAGAGCCGAGGTCGCGGCCCTGCGCCCCGACGCCGAGTTCCTGCGCAACAAGCGTAAGCGCGACCGCGAGCAGAAGGCGGCAAAGGCCAAGGCGGCGCCCAAGGTTGGGAAGGCGACTGGCAAGCCCCGCACGGCCATCCCTGCGAAGGTCGGCAAGTCGACCAGCGCGAAGATCTCTGGCGATCGTCCGGCGACGAAGGGTCGCAAATGACCGACACCGCCACCCGGGTCCGCCAGGTCATCGCCCGCCAGCTATGCCAGCCGATCGACGAATTGCCCGATGATCGGACGTTCGTGAGCATGAAGGCGGACAGCCTGGACGGCATCGAACTGGCGATGGAGCTCGAAGACGAGTTCTCCATCGCGATCCCTGACGGCGACATCGAGGAAGCCCAGACTGTCGGCGCCGCGATTGCGGTGGTCGAGCGCGTGCTGGGCGAAAAGGAGAAGGCGCCATGTGCGTAACCAAAGTCACGGCATTTAAGCACGACGGCAAGCTGTTCCCGACCGAAGAAGAGGCGCTGCGAGAGGCGCTCAAGGACATCGCCGCCAACCTGATGAAGGACCACAGCGCCAAGCTCGACGTCGGGCTGCTCGCGGTCAGCCCGAAGCTGCGGTCGGTGCTGGAAAGGCTGGACGCTATCGAGAAGGCCAAGCCGAAGGTTGCTGAGCCTGCCGCGCGGTTCGTTGACGATGCGGTGAAGGAGGCGGCGTGATGGTCGATCAGAAAGCAAAGGGCGCGCCGGTCAGCGATTGGAGTTGGTGGGTCGGCTCGGACGAATCCATTGCGGACGAAGGCCTCTACGATTTGCACGAAACCGGCTCGCGCGAAGATGCGATTGAATGGGCCGAGTGTCACGTCAATCCGGGCGACCGCTTCCATATCATTGAGGCCCGAACCCGCGCGCTGACCAGCGATGACGAGTTCATGCCGTTCGTTTCGACCCGCTGCCACGCGGTGTTTGTCGTCGACGAAAGCGGCGATGCCCAAGAGGTGACGGAATGACCACCGCCAACCTCCGCGCCGCCGCCCGCCTCGCGCGTGAAGCATCGCAGGGACGGCGGACTATCGAGCTGGTCCTGACCGAGGAAGGTCTGCTCGTGCGCGGGTGGACCGTCGTAGACCCCGAGTTCAAGCGTCGGGCCTCGCGCGGCGTGCCATGGCCCGAGCTATCCAGCCCCGCTGACCTCGCCTCTAACGCTGTCATCCTTGTCGATCGCGAGCTTTCGGCGATGGAAGGGAGGGCGTGATGGCCCGGTTTTACCGCGCATCCGGCAAGCAAATCCTGCGCGGCAACACCCATGTCGCGGACTGCACGAGCCCTGCGCTCGCCAGCACGATTGCCTCGCTGCTGAACCTGCCGGCGTGGCTCGACGCCCGCGCCGATCGCTCGAAATCTCGTTGGGCCGCACGGCTCTATCGCATCATTGCCGACGACCTCAGGGCGCGGCTGCACGAAGAGGACAAGGCCGATGGCTGACAACACGCCGATTGAATGGGCAGACGCGACCGTGAACGCGATCAACGGCTGCTCTATCCTCTCGCCTGACCGTGGCATCATTTTTAGCGCGCATGGACCAGAGGGCCAGCGCTTCGCGACTAGGGTGTCGGTTCGTGATGATGACTGCTGGGAGTGGACAGGCGCTCGAAACAAGAAGGGCTATGGCCGCTTCGGGAGCGGCGAGATGGCGCATCGAGCAGCCCTGCGGATCATCGGGCGGCCGGTGCCAGACGGCCTAGAGGTCGACCACCTCTGTCGCAATCGAGCATGCGTCAACCCAGATCATCTCGAAGCCGTAACTCATCGCGAGAATCTACTCCGAGGCGAGACGATCACTGCGAGAGCGGCGGCGCGTACGCAGTGCCCGGCCGGCCATCCCCTTGCAGGCGACAATGTCGCTATTCGCGAAGGCAAGCGCCGCTGCCGCGAGTGCGACCGCCTGCGAAATAATGCGCGATACGAACCTACAACCAACCGTCGACGTCGGCGCCACCTAACGCCGCGAGAGGTCGCAGACATTCTTGCGCGCCTGGCCGCTGGCGAGCCTCAATCATCCATCGCGGCTGACATGAACCTCTCCCAGTCGACCGTCAGCAATGTGAAGAACGGCAGGAACAATTATGGCCGATAAAGGCGTGATATTCAGCGCCGCCATGGTGCGCGCGCTGCTCGACGGTCGCAAGACGCAGACTCGGCGGGCGATCCCCGAAAAGGCCGTGGACGCTTACTACGAATACGACGACTGGTGCAGCAACGTATCCGCCGGCGTCCCTACTTCACGACAATGGGAGCGTGATTTTTTTCTTGAGCGTATTCGCTTTCGGCCCGGCGATCGCCTCTATGTCCGCGAAGAGTGGTTCACGACGCCAGCCTATGACGACCTCGCCCCGTCCGAGATGGGCGGTGACGAGCCGCTGCGATACAAGGCTGACGACGCCACCTTCAATTGGACCGAAGCCGACGGATCGCGCGTGGGTCGCCGCCGCGCCGGCATGCACATGCCGCGATGGGCGTCGCGCCTCACCCTCACTGTGACCGAGGTCCGCGTCGAGCGGTTGCAGGATTGCAGCGAGGCCGACGCGCTCGCAGAGGGCATCGGGCAATTCGGCCGCTTCTTCGGCCTGCCGGATGCGGATTGGGATGAGGGCGAACTGTCTGCCGTCGCGGCTTATCACCGGCTCTGGAACAGCATCAACGGCCCCGGCTCATGGGAAGCGAACCCTTGGGTCGTCGCCGT